AACTGACATTGGCGATCGACCGGCAAAAGGCATCGAGCCTCGGCGTCCGGGTCCAGGACATCGACAACGCGCTCAACAACGCGTTTTCGCAGCGGCAGATCTCGATCATCTATACCCAGCGCAACCAGTACATGGTGGTGCTGGAGATCGATCCGAAGTTCCAGAGCGACCCCTCCAATCTCGAACGCATCTTCGTTGCCGGCGCCAATAACGCGCAGGTGCCGCTGTCGGCCGTGGTTCGCTACCAGCGCGGGTTGTCGCCGCTGGCGGTGTTTCACTCGCAATCGTTTCCCTCCACCACGGTTTCCTTCAACATCCTGCCGGACGTGCCGCTGGAAGTTGCCACCACCAATATCCAGCGCGCGGTGGATGAGCTGCACATGCCCGAAGGCATTCGCGGCAGCTTTGACGGCAACGCTGGCGATTTCAACAAGACCGCAGGACGGCAGCCGCTGCTGATCCTCGGCGCGCTGGTGGCGATGTATATCGTGCTCGGCGTGCTTTATGAGAGCCTCGCGCATCCGCTGACCATCATTTCCACGCTGCCGTCGGCAGGCCTTGGCGCGCTGTTGGCGTTGCAGATCACCAACACACCGCTGACCATCATCGCGTTCGTCGGCATCATTCTCTTGATCGGCATCGTCAAGAAAAACGGCATCATGATCGTGGATTTTGCCTTGGATGCCGAACGGCATCGCGGCCTGTCGTCGGCGGATGCGATTTTCGAGGCGTGCAGCGCGCGGTTTCGGCCCATTCTGATGACCACCATGGCGGCGTTGTTCGCCGGCATTCCGCTGGTCATCGCCACCGGCCCCGGCACCGAACTGCGCCGGCCGCTCGGCATCACCATCATCGGCGGCCTGTTCGTTTCGCAGATTCTTACGCTGTACACGACGCCGGTGATCTATCTGCTGATCGACCGGCTGCGGCGGCGATCCGCGCCGGTCCCGGCGGCCGCACCGGCAGAATAAGCCCGGGAGTTGTTGAAGGCGGCGCACGCGAAGCGTATAGCGAGCCATGTCAAAACACTCAGAACCGGCCGCCGGCGACGTCGCCGAGGCGATTCCGGATTGTCCGGATTGTCACAAGCCTTTGCCGTTGTGCATCTGCGACAGCATCACGCCGATCGAGAGCCGCATTTCGCTGCTGATCTTGCAACATCCGCAGGAGCAGGACCGGGCGCTCGGCACCGCGCGGCTCACAGCGCTGCATTTCAAGAATGCAGTGCTGAAAATCGGATTGTCATGGCCGAGCCTGTCCAAGGCCTTGGGACGGCCGGTCCATGATCCCCAGCGCTGGGCGGTGCTCTATCTCGGCTCCGCGAAGGTCGCAGACTTGGACACCGACCGCGACGTCGTCGCCATCAACCGCAAGGGCGAGGTCGAGGACAATCAGCGTGCGATCTTGAAGGATATCGAAGGAATCGTGCTGCTCGACGGCACCTGGAGCCAGGCCAAGGCGCTGTGGTGGCGTAATGCCTGGATGCTGAAGTGCCAGCGCGTCATCCTCGGCCCTGCAAAACCCTCGCTCTACGGAAAACTTCGCCGCGAACCGCGCCGCGACGGACTGTCGACCATCGAGGCCGCGGCGATGCTGCTGTCGGCCCTCGAAAAGCGCCCGGATATCGAGGCGACTCTGAATGCCAGTTTTGAGCGAATGCTGGCCAGATATCGTGAGGCGCAAGCCGTGATGCCGGAACTCGCGCCAAAACCGAAGCCAAAACGCGATTACCGCCGCCGCAAACGGGCCTGAGCGGGCCTCGGTTGCCTATCGCGGCCGCGGCGTATATGAGGTTCGGCCATGGGGCCACGTGGCGGAGTGGTTACGCAACGGTCTGCAAAGCAGAGTGGTTCGCGAGTAGGATCAATCGGAATTCTGAAACTGGCCCAATTTAGCGGGTGTGATCCGTCAATGGGTTAGAGGCAGTTTCGGAAATTTTGTCGCGGCCGGTCCCCTTACAGGACGGGCAGACCGCTAACTGCGGAGCGAAGTCGTTTCGGGACCTTCCGGCCTCTGGCCTTGACCAATCAATAACGCGTTCAGACGGATCAACGCTTCCCGTGCTGCCGCAAACGATGCAATCGATATGTCGACCGACAGCCGTCATTGAGGTTGCTCATTAGACCACGCAACGATCGTGTTGTTGCAGTCGTCACAGACCAGCGAACATTCTTCGGGCGAATTTAGTGGGAACCGGTCGGAAAGCTGGTCCAAGGCCTCTTCATCGGAAAGACCCTTCTCAAAGACGTTCCGGCACACCGCGCAGCGGTACTCGTTTGGCTTTAATTTCTCTGCCGTCGCCGTCATCCTGCTTCTCCATCGCTACCTTGTGAGCGTACCGTTTCCGCGTCGCCGCCAGCGCCCGCTTCTCGGTGCGCTTCGCATAGCCATCATACGCCTTCGAGCGATGCGCCGATAGCGCGCGGCCCTGGCCGTCGGTCAGTTCCGCTTCCTCGAGCTCGGTCATGCCGCCGTGCCGGCAGGCGTCCATGGTAAAGGTCGACGGCAGGCTCAGCTTTTCCCGCAGCATCCGGACGAGGCGGTCCATGGTGTGCACGTTCCACTGCCGGGCGCCCTTCGGTCCCGGCCGCATGATCAAGCCGACGCCGATCTTGGGCAGATGCGAGAGGACTTCTTCCGCTTCCTCGTAAAACAGCGTGCGGGTTTCGCCTTTGGTTTCCTCGAGCGGGTGCAGGATCATCTCGCCGGTCTTTTGGTGCTCCACACGGATTTTTGTCGGGTGTTCCTTGCCGCGGTAACCAGTCCACGTCACGTAGCCCGCCAGCACATTCTCAGGGCGCTGCAGCCATTCAAAACAGATAACCGCAGCTGCGGCCGGCTCAGGGAAGCCTGCCTCTATGGCGCCCCACGCGAAGGCGTAAACCTGATCGCGGGTCGCGGCGGGCTTGGTCGCCTTGCGGCGCCGGCGCATCGCAACGCCCTCCCATGGATTCCAGATAGGCTCTTCGCCGACGGAGGATCCCTGGATGAACAGGCCCGGGTGCAGCCGATGCACCACTTTCCACGCATGCCGGCAGACCGCGACGACCTTCTCCGCCGTGCGCGGCCGTTCGGTCTTGCCCTTGCGGACCGGTGTTTCGCGGACCTTGGCGTAAAGCTTGTCAGCGACTTCCGGCGTGATGGAGGTGATCATCGTGTCGCCGATGCGGATGCCGGACTTGCGCGGGAGGTCCTGCACCAGCTGCATTGTGTTCTGGTGGTCGTTCGAGGTCCGGGCTGAAATTCGCTCTTTCCAGTCGTTCGACCCTTTGTAGGTTTTGAACAACCAATCGACCGTGCCGACCTTGACCTCGAGCTTCGGCAGCGGCGGCTCGCCCAGCCTGGCGCGGTCCCAATCGTCGAACAGCCCGTTTAACGTCGCCGCCCGGCCGCCCTTGCCATCTTCACCGCACGCGACATCGTAATCGGCGCCCAAGGCGGTTTCGTGTTCCTTGTGCAAGGTGCAGCCGAGCTCGCGGTAATAGGTCGGCAGGGTCCAGTAGTAGCGCGGCCGGCCGGCGACATCCTTCGAGGTCACGAAACGCGGCAGCGGGCGTTCCATGGTCACAAATCCGCCGCGACGTCCGCCGCGGTTTCGCTTGCGCCGGGGATACCGGTCCTGTCCAGGTCCTCTTTCCACCATATCTGGCGCCGCCCGCACTTGATCCGCGGCGCCGGATAGGTTCCGGCCCGCACCCCGCGCAAGAATGTTTCAGCCGAGCGCTCGCCGCAATAGCCAGCCGACATTTCCACACCCATTCGGGGCGGCCATAGGCCGGGCGGGATGGTGGCGGGGCGGGTCATTCTCAGCCCGCTTCCGCCGGTGCAGCCACAGCCTTCGGCGCTTTCGCGGCGTCGTATTTGGTGATCGCCCACTGGATCGCATGGCAGCACCACACGAAACGGAACGTGTAGTCCTCGATGTGATGGTCCCAGAAGTCGCTGAAGCTGTTCTTGGAGACCGGGCACTTGTAGTTCATCGCGGCATGGATAGCGGCCGTCAGCGATTCCGGGGCGCTATCATCAGACAGGTCGGATTCCTGAAGTTCTGCCCATGCCTTGGTCCGATCTTCGTCGCTGTCGAAGTGCCAGTCGTCGAAGTCGCTCTTGATGGCCTGGTGAAACTTATCTTCAGAAAATTCGTGCACCCCGCCGTGTCGGTCCGTCGCCTGCACCTTCTCCGACCAGTAGGACGGATTGATCCGGTCGCCGCGAAAGAACTGGAACATGTCCGGCAGGCGGGCAAAGACATAGCAGCCGGCGTCCCCGCTGATCGCGAGATATCCCGGCCAAGTCGTGATGTGGAAGCCATAGTGAAACGACTCATGTTTTTTGAGCGTGAGGTGACGATACAGGCCTGTCTCGCTGACAATCATCAACTCGTGCTCTGCAACGTCGTTTCGAAAGGGAATTATATACATGACTCCCTTTTCCCCTCATTTTGACTTTTCCCGCTTGACCGCCGCGCGCTTGCGACGGCGCGCGGGAGTTGTCTTGGGCTTGGGGCGGTATCGCAGAACTTTGTCCGCGATGGCGTCGAGAACTTTTGGAGTGCGCATGTCACGCGACCTTGCGTTGCCTGATTTCGGTCAGGCGGTCATTGCTGACGTATTCGGTGTAGACGCGCGGGCAGCGGTCGCAATGCCAGTTTATAAAGGAATGGCTGCCGTCCCATCCCGCGCCCCAATCCCAGAGCCAACCGTTTCCACATTTGCATGGGCGATGCGCTCGTTCCTTCGCTTCTGTGTGGCGATGGACGCACACAGGATTCCCAGTCGTGTAGCTACGGCCGTGCGGGATCAGCCGATTGAAACGAGGATCAGGTATTTTCCCCGCGAGCGCGTCGGCGACGACGCCAAGAGCGCGGTGAGGATAGTCGAACGCCGAGTCCCAGATTTGGGAGGCGGCGCGTTTGCTGAAGCCGTGCTTGGCCAGAACATCGTAAAACCATTCCTTGGCGTAGTGCCAGCAATAGCGAACGCCTGTGGAGTTCTGGCCGTATCCGACGCTGTACGTCTCGCCACAGACCGTCAGCAGATGGCGTGGCCCGAGGCGCGGGACGAACTTTCCATTCGGGTGCGCAGCGACGATGCGTCTGCCAGCTTCTTTGCGCACATTGCAAATGCGACCCCATGTCGGGCCATTGAACGAGTGTTTGAAGGGCGGTTTGGCGCGACGGTTGGCCTGAATCGCAGCCTCCAATTCGGCGGCGGTCGATGCCGCCTGCATTCCGTCGAGATATTCTGTCAGCGTCATGGTGCTCTCCTATGCGATCAGGGCTTTGTAAGTCAGGCGCTTGCCCGCAACGCCGTCAATGAAGCTACCGAGCCGTGCCAGCGTGTGATGGGCCACGTTGCCCTCATTGAGGCGGAACGCGAACTCATCGACGTAGCGGCCAAGGTGTTTCGGGCTGGCGCCGACGATGGCGAGCCACCATGATTGAGGCGCGCACAAGCGGCGGCAGGCGGTCCCATGCGGAGCCGTCGCATTCTTCTGGTTCGCCTTCTAGCCACGGTTTCATCTATCAACCTTTGGGGGCTGTATGTCTAAACCCGATACGCATGGTGCATATGATCTCGACCATGTCGTAGCCTTCGTCACGCAAGCTGCGGATGGCGTCGCGTTCGTTGCCGAAGGTCTGATCGCGGATCAGGATGGCGACCATCGCTTCCAGTGTTGCCGTGCGCCACGTCTTGTTGTCGACCAGCGGGTTATCGATGATACGGAGGTGAAGGTGCGAGGTCATTGCGACACCGCGCCGTAGCAAAGGGCCCATTCGTAAAGCTTGCGTTCCAGCGATTCCAAATCATCGGAAATATATTCGTCGCGCTCTAGGATCAAGTGATAGCCGCCACGGGCTTTCGCCTCTTCCGACCACCAATCTTGACGCGTCGAAATGTATAGCCCGCCGTAAAGGAATCCCGTCTCCGGGCCCGGCGCTCCCATGTCGCACTGAATGGCGGCACCGATGTCGTCGCAGGGTTTACGGGTTTGCTGAAACTCTTCGAAGGTCACGACCACACCACCTTGCCGCAATGGCAGCACACCACGTCGCCGCAGGCGGCGATGTAGTCATGACCGGAAGGGCTGAATGGGCAGGAGTTATCGACGCCGAAGGGATCGGCCGGCGTGCAGGTAAGCAAGTCGAGTTCTTCCGCAACGAAGCGGGCAACCACGGCCGTGAGGCCGGCGCGATCGAGGGCTGCGGGTTGGCCTTGGCGATGGAAGCCCATGGCTTAGCTCCCCGCCTTCTGCCGCTTGTAGGCTTCCCATGCGTCGGCAGCGCGTCCAGTATTCCCGGCCTTTGCCGCCCATTGCTTGCGGTCGTCATCGGAGAGGCCGTTCCACCACTCCATGCCCTTCTGGCCGTCCTCCTTTATCCGGTCGGCTCTGAAAGCCTCTATCGTGCGGCTTTTGATCCAGTACTGGAAAATGATACTCGGCTGCCCGGCCACGCCGATCTCGCCAAGCGTCTTAATCAGGACGTGGCCGTTTTCATTTTCGCCGCAATCCTCGCAGGGCAGATCGATCCGGTCGAAATCGTCCCTCTTGGCGATGCCTATGTGAATGATCCGTCCGCTTTGCGAGACGCCAACGTACATTTGCGGGCTGTGCTGGAAACGCGGCGCGACGGGCGCGGTATCGTCGGCGCCGGGAATGTCCTCGGGGCGGTAATTCGCGTTGCAATAATCTTGATGAGCCTGGCTCATGCGAACTCGTTCCTTCCGAAATGGGACAGCGTTGAGGGTCGATAGCCGTTGAACCGCTGACGGGTGCGGCGTGCGAGTTCTTCGGCGCTCTTGAGCTGGGTGCGTTCTTCCGGCGTAAGCTGGTCGGTCCACTCAAGCTTCAAATGCCCGACGTCGAGCCGCTTCTGGCCTGCGAACGCCTTCGATACGGTCGCAACCAGAAACCGGCCCCGGTCGGTCTTATCCAACCCGAGCATCGCCTTGGGGACCCACACGGCGCCGACGGCGTCGCCAGCGGTTGAGACCAGCACGGCCTTTGCCGTTTCGTGATGTTTGACCAGCACGATGCAAGTGAACTCAACGAACACCTTCGGCAGCGGGCGCCGGTCATAGGACCGGCTAACGCCCGGGGTGAAGGGGACGACGGTCGAAGGGGCAGGGGATTTACGCATGACGATACTCCGGGTGGACGCTGGAATTAAGGTTGCGGCAGTGGCAGGATGCGACCGGCTGTGGCCGGGAGGGGCGAGATGAAACGGGCTGTTATCGCGGCGGCGCTGCTGTGCGCCGCAACATCCGCTTGGGCACAGGATCCCCGACGAGGCTATCGCGGTGAGGAGGAGTGCCCACAGGGCGGAGAAATCCGGGCGAAGGGCAACTTTCCCGCGACAATGTCGGATTGTCAGGTTCTCGATGCCGATACCAACGCCCGTAATCGCAGGCTGCGCCAGCAAGTGCAGCCAAAGCCGCCGGCGGTCGCACCCGTGGCTGTCCCGCCCAAGCCGGCTGCCGTAGCCGAACCTGCGCGGGCCGAGCCGGCATTGGCGGACTATGAAGGTCGCATCATTGGCAGATGGATGGTTTCCGCAAAATTGGATCGCTTCGGAGACGGCGGGACGTTTGTCGCAGCGGCGGTCGACCAAGGCATTGTTCTGGCGGTCCGATGCATCCAAAAGGAACTGTCGATTGCGATGATCGAAGCCGGCCCCGATCAAAAGCCCTTGCAGACCGGCGATGCGTTCAAACTGAAGTTCCGCATCGATACGCAGCCGATTGTGGAAGCCGTCGGCGTCGCAATCGACAATCGTGTGATCCAGGTGTTTACCGAGAAGTCGACGGTCAGGGCGATGCGGGATGGCCGGGAAGCGGCGGTCCGGATTGAAAACGCAAAAGGGGTAAGTCAGACCATCGTTTTCAAGACATTCGGCGCACGCCCCGCGTTCAAGGACCTCGCCAAGGAATGTCCGCTGGATTGACACTAGACCGCTCCACGTGTTTCACGTGGAACAAATCTAGTTCACATAACGTGGAGTTGTCAACACAAACTCCACGATATGTGAATTAGGCCCGGCGTGTGGCCTTTCTGCGCGGCGCCGTGGTGGCCGCAGGCTGGCTTACACCGCGAGGCTTGGTTGGTAGATCAAGCTTTTCAGCTAGATGTGGCGGGAGAGCTGATTCGTCCCCGCCGTAAAGCCATTCCAGCGGCGCTCCATATGAAATTTTTAGCTTAAACGCGTCATAAGGATCGACGGCGCGGGTCCCGTTCTCGTAATTTGACACTGCCGTGGCGCCTACCCCAAGTTTTTTGGCAATGTCTGCCTGCGACCGGCCCAAGGCCAAACGTAGCCTCTTCAGCCGTTCGCCCACAGCCGTGCGGAAATCTCTGTCTGAAATCATTGGAGAATTTAGCCATTGTTCACAGGGCGTGGCTATTTCCGAGGCGTGATTAGTTGACGAATCCACAAATCGTGAATATGACAGGTCCATGCTTGATTCGATTGATGATGTGTTTGAAGCGCTGGGCGGCCCCTCAAAGGTGGCTGCGTTGTGCGGCGTCGGGACGACCGCGGTCAGCAACTGGCGTGTGCGCGGCAGGATTTCTAAGGGCAGTTTTATGGTTGTCCGCGAAGCCCTGGCCGCCTTGGGAAAGGAAGCTTCGCCGTCGGTTTTTGGTTTCAAAGAGGCCGTGACCGAAGAGGCCCGCACATGACGCCTCGGAAACTGAATAATCGTCGCGCTTTGGGTGCATTGATTGGCACCACGTCCTTGGAGTCCGCGCATCTGCCACGTTCCTCCCTGCATACTCTTGGATGGAACCAGCATTGCACGGAACAAGCCATTGGCAACATAGAAATATTTTCGCCGGTTTCGCGCTGCAGCAGGGAACTTCTCCCGCCTCTCGCATTGGTTGCGGCGGTTTTAGCATACCGTGCACAACCGGGAAAACGTAGCGATCGGGGTGTTCAACCGAGCCTACCCCCGGCCGGTACACCCCATGATCCTTTGCACCTGGCCGATGGCCGGGCCTGCCGGCTTGCTGCGGTCGCAGAGATACAGTTCCGGCCACAGCAGCATGACGCCGAGCGTTGCGGCGACAAGCAGGGCAGCAAGGATTGCAAGCAGCACCGGGTTTTTCATCGGGCGTCCAGTCGCGTAGGGGTTGTGTCATGGGGGAATCAAACGTGCGGCGCCGCCGCCGGTCCAGTGAGAACATCGGAACAATTGTTCTCCCGCCGCGTAAAAAACTTTCGCAATTCGGTCGCGCCGTATGGGCGCTATGGCCTGACGAACCGATCGCCACGCTCGCCAAGCGCGCTGAATGCACGAAGCGCCACGCCATTTTTCTCTGCGAAGGCAAACGCAAGCCGAACGCCCGCGCAGCCCTTGCGGTCTATGCCGAGATCATCGGTTGATCGGAGCGCCGCATGACCGCAGCGCCAATCAACACCATGCCCGGCGCCGATCCCGACATCGTGCGAAGCCTTTTGAAGATCAGGCAATCGACCGGTCCGCTGCCCGCCTTTAATCGCGGGCAGATGTTCTACGACTTCGACCTTGGCAAAGTTCGCGTCGCTGCCGCGCCATCATCGGCTGATCGGAGCGCAGCATGAGACTGTTTAGCCTCCTCGTCGCCATCTCGCCCGTCCTGCTCGGTCTCACCGCGGCGCTCCTGATAGCGTCGGCGATGATCCAGCCCAGAAACCAAACACGCGGGGTCCGCCGGCAGTAGCCTAACCGCCTCGCATCCAGTTCCAGTTGCTTCCCTTGCGTTTTCAGCCTTCGCGCGCGTCCGGTCATTTCCGGGCGTGAGAACTCTTGTCTCAAAAATGGACCGCGTCCGATGTCCGAACAAACCGAAGCGAATGTGCCGGCGCCAGAAGCCGAAGGCTGGGAATGGGCCATTGTCGAGATATTTGGCCATCGCCGCCACGTCGGAAAGGCCCGCGAGGAAGAACGCTTCGGCGCCAAGATGCTGCGCATCGACGTTCCGAAGATCACAGCGCCGGGTGAAGTGAGCTGGTCCAGCCACTACTACGGAGGCTCTTCGATCTTCTCCTACACCGTCACGGACGAAAAGACCGTCATGAACTACGCGGAGCGATCTTACACGCCCGCGATCCCGTATCGCGACCACGGCGCCGACGATGAATTCGACGGCGACGATTCCGATCATCGCGACGGAGGATCAATCCCATGATGGCTTCGATCGGCCTCGCATTCGATCTCGACGGACTAGCCGACATGTTCGGCCAAGCCCAGCCTGAGCTGTCGCTCTGGGCAGGATCCCTTGCCGTGATCCTGGCGCTGATGCTTGCAGCCTCAGTGTGGTCGCATCTCACCCGCTCGCCGGCAGAGCGCATCGTTCACAAGCGGTTTGGGTGAGGGCGATGGGCGGGCGCATTATATCCAGCATGACGCTGATGCGGGGCGATCAAGGCAAATACGATGGCCTTGCCCAGGAGTTTGCGTCACCAGAGTTCGCGGCGCATCTCGCAGGCACCTTGCCCAAGGGCTTTCCCGGCTTCAAATATATCCATCCTTTCGCCAACCTTTTGCCGATGATGGCGGAAGAACAGCGTCCGGCGTTTCGGGCGTCGCTTTCCGAAAGACAAATTCATCCCGCCCTTCTCCATCGCGGCTTGCTGGCTGACGGCCGCAACCGGGCGCGCGATCTTATTGAGCTCAAAAAGCCAATCGACTGCCTCGTATTCGAGGGGACCGATTACGATCTGCTGCAATATCTCAAGGCAGAGAATATCGAGCGTCGTCATCTAACGATCGGACAGCTCGCAGACTACGCCGCACGCGTAGCGCGTCTGCCTCTTGGTGCAAATAGGTTTACGATAGGTGCTTCACGTGAAGCACCTATCCTGCCACTGGCGGGCGAGCCGACGTCGTCGGAAGGCAAAGATATTCCAGCGACGATCATGTCGCAGACCGATGCTGCCAACATGTACGGGGTGAGCCGAAGTACCGTGCAGCGCTATGCGGTCGTACTCGATAAGGGCGCGCCAGAATTGCAGGGTGCGGTACAGCGCGGAACCGTGACGGTCAATGACGCGATGGAGATCGCTACCCTTCCGATCGAAGAGCAGAAAAAGATCATCGCCGCCGCCGACCCTAAGATCGTCAAGGAAGTCGCCAAAAAAAACCGGACTGAAAAGCAAAAGGTCAGTCGGCAAAAACGTCTCGACAAGATGCGCGATCCGGACGCCACGCCACTGCTTTCCGGCGGCGAAACTGTCGGCCTGTTTTACGTCGACATCCCCCGCGAGTTCGTCGCATGGTCGGACGATACCGGCATGGAGAAGTCCCCGGAAAATCACTACAGGACGGAAGGATTCGATTTTCTCGCCAACATGCGAGACCAAATTCTTGCCCGCGCAAAACCAAATTCCGTGATGGTGATGTGGGCGTGGGCCAACTCCCTGCAGGATCAACTCGACCTGATGACGGAGTGGGGCTTTGCCAGCGCCCGCCGCCGCGACGAGCAAGGCCTGCTGCTGCGCGGACCCGACGGACGGATCCTGCCGCCGGTCGGCGAGGGACGATATCGCACGCATCAAATTTGGGCCAAGCGCGCCGCCAACGGCAACCTGCACCAGGGAACGGGCTTCTGGTTTCGCGACTGCCATGAACTGCTGCTTGTCGGTTGCCGCGGCGACGTGCCGGCGCCGCTCGAAGGCAAGCAGGCGCTGTCCATCATCGATGCCGTCAAGGGCGTGCATTCCGAAAAGCCGAACGACATCGTCCGCGAGATGCTGGACCGGTATTTCGAGGGCGTGCCGAAGCTCGAGATGTTCGGGCGCGTCGACGATCCTGCTGCCTTCAAGGCGCGCTGGCCGCTATGGGAGGTGTGGGGAAATCACGGGCTGCAAGTTCCAGCGCGGGAGGCCGCCGAATGAAACAGACCCGATTCATGTCCCTGCTGGAAACCACGCTATCGACGGCGGCCGGCTTCTTCCTCTCGCTGTTCGTGCAGTGGCTGGTTCTGCCCATCCTGCTCGGCGTCAACATCCCGATCGAGATGAACCTGGCCTTTGCCGCGATCATGACGGTCGTGTCGCTGGCGCGACAGTTCGTGATGCGGCGGGTGTTCGAGGCGCTGCATATTCGAAGGCCACTATCGCCATTTGTACAAGCCGTAATTGCGGAGTGCTTCCGGCAGAAAGAAGTCGAAGGTTTCGACGCGGCGCACGATGACGCGCACGAGAAGGGCGAGCTCGCTGCGGCAGGCGCCGTATACGCGCTGGGCACTCGACAGGCCACGATTCCTGATCCTCGCAAGCTCGGGGCGTTGTTGTATTTCACCGGGAGCGTTTTCTGGCCTTGGGACCGCGCCTGGATGAAAATCACGACGGATGAGCGCCGCAATTGGGTGAAGTCTGCAGCCCTCATCATCTCCGAAGGCGAGAGATTCGACCGCTCCCGCAAGACAAAGCGGAGGTCGTTCTGATGAACTTCTCCCGCCCGCGCGCGGCGCTGAAGCGCGACGAACTCGAGTTCGGCGCCCGCTGGCTAATGGACATTATCGAAACCCACGGCGCGCCCTCCGGCAGCTTCACCATCGCGCTCGGAGACGGCGAACTCCACGTCTATGCCGGCTGCGCTGAGGCGCAGTGGAGCTTGCCCAGGCCTCAACAGGTCGCAGGTTATCCGGTCGAATGGCATTTCGGCGGCGTCGGGATGATGCGCGAGGCTGCGGAGTGATGCCGTCCGTTCCCGATATCCTCTACTCCGAACTTGCGACCGTGCTCAGCGAAGCCGCTTTGAAGCGATTCCTTCAGCTGGGGTTTCTCGAAGAGATTGAGATCGACGGATTCGCGGGAGGAGGTGGAACGTCAACCGGCCTTGAGGGAGCGCTTGGACGATCTCCGGCGGTCGCTATCAATCATGACAAAATCGCACTCGCGATGCATGAGGTCAACCACCCTGAGACCGAGCATATCCAGTCTGAAATCTGGGAAGTGCATCCGCGCAAAGCAACACGCGGGAGGCCCGTAGGGCTCGGATGGTTTTCGCCGGACTGCAAGCACTTCTCCAAAGCCAAGGGCGGAAAGCCCGTCGAGAAAAAGATACGCGGCCTTGCATGGGTAGTGGTTCATTGGGCCAACGTCGTTGCCCCTCGCATAATCATCGTCGAGAACGTGGAAGAATTCCAGACGTGGGGACCGCTCGGCGCCGACAACAAGCCGTGCCCGATTCAGAAGGGGCATACTTTCAAGCGCTGGATCGGCGAACTGGAACGGCTCGGCTATGTCGTCGAGTGGCGCGAGCTGCGCGCTTGCGACTACGGCGCGCCGACGATCCGCAAGCGGCTGTTCCTGATCGCGCGCCGTGATGGCGAACCGATTATCTGGCCGATGCCGACGCATGGTGATCCGAAGTCGGACGCCGTGAAATCGGGGCGGCTAAAGCCCTGGCGCACGGCTGCGGAAATCATCGACTGGTCTTTGCCATGCCCTTCGATCTTCGACACCGCAGAAGAGATCATGGAAAAGTACGGCTTGCGCGCCGTGCGACCGCTGCAGCCCGCGACGATGGCGCGGATCGCAAAAGGCGTGAAGCGCTACGTGCTCGATGCGGCAAAGCCGTTCATCGTCAATCTGACGCATCATGGCGAAGGGCAGGCTCAAGCCGTTGACGATCCGCTGGCGACAGTGACCGCCGCACACCGAGGCGAAAAGGCCGTCGTGACGCCGTTCGTGACCGGCGTCGGCGGCAGGATGGCGCAGACCGAACCACGCGCCGCAGATCAGCCGGCGCAGACCCTGACGGCGAAGGCGGATAGCGTATTGGTCGCGCCGTACCTGGCGCGCACAGCGCATGGCGACGTCGACAAGAACGGCAAGAAGCGCGGGCAGGGGACGCATTCGCTGCAGGATCCCCACGGCACCGTGCTGGCGTCTCCGGATCACGCGCTGATCACGCCTTTCATCAGCGCCGCGCAGCAGGGCGGTAGCGTGCGTCCCGTGGACGATCCGCTGCACACGGTCACAGCGTCGAACAAGGATCAAAATCAGATCATCGTCCCGACGTTGATCCAAACCGGCTATGGCGAGCGCGCAGGGCAAGAGCCGCGCGTGCCCGGGCTGGATAAGCCGCTGGGGACCGCCGTGGCGGGCGGCGTCAAGCACGGATTGATCGCGCCACACCTGACAAAATTCCGCGCCAACAGTGTCGGCAGCGGCATGGATGAGCCCGCGCCCACAGTTACAGCAAACAGCTTCATCAAGCGCGCGGGCGGCGCTGCGCCCATCGGCCTTGTCGCTCCGCATCTGATGACGATGCGCAACGCGCAGAAGCCGTTCAACGAAGCCAACAAGCCGACGCACACGATCACCTCCGGCGGCGCGCATATGCACCTGGTCGCGGCGTTCATGGCGCAGCACAACTATCTCGAGCCGGGCCACGATGCGCGCGAACCTGTTTCGACCATCGTCGGCAAGGGTAGCACGCAAGCCGTGGTCTCTGCGGGACTCACTGTTCTCAAAGGCAGCGACCGGCGCGACAGTGAAATCGACGCGCCTGCGCCCACGGCTACGGCGCAGGGTGGCCACATCGCGGAGACGCGGGCGTTCCTGACGAAATATTACGGCGTTGATCAGGACCCGCGCCTCGAAGAACCGCTCCACACGGCCACAGCGAAAGACAGGTTCGGTCTGTGCACGGTAGATATCGAGGGTGAAACCTACGTCATCACCGACATTGGCATGCGCATGCTCACCCCGCGCGAGTTGTTCCGTGCCCAAGGCTTCCCCGACAGCTACATCATCGACCGCAAGCCTGACGGCTCTCCGATCACCAAGACCGAACAGGTCTCCAAATGCGGCAACAGCGTTTGCCCGCCCATGGCGGCGGCTCTGGTCAAAGCGAACTACGCCCCGCGCGACCTTAAGCCCGCGCCTCAGTTCATGGAGGCAGCGGAATGATCGACGGATTGGAACGCAGGGGCGAACTCTGGACCGCCGAAGAGAACGCCGCGCTGACCGCCGCCGGCGACAAGGGCGAAGAGTGGGGCGCCATCGGCGTGCGCCTTCAGCGCACGCGTTGGGCCTGCAAGGTGCAGTACCATTTCCTGAAACGCGGTGGCACGCCTGAGCAGCTTTCGAAGCAACGCATTCAGCGCCAGCACGCAACCGCGTTAGCCAAAGCAATCCGCAACACGCGCCCGCAGCATCGCAGTATCACGGCCGAATTCTTCGGAGACCCGCTGCCGGGCCGCAGCGCGCTCGATCAGCGGCTTGCGGGGCAGGGTGGCGGCGTGCGGTCGGTTTCGCTTGCGACGGGGCCGATGCAATGAACGACAGCGTTTTCGCATCCGATATGGCATCGCTGGTCGGCGCATACTATCGGCGCGAAATCGGTAGCCTGATGCATCAAGCGGAGCATTGGGCGGCCAAAGACAAGCCGCTGGCCGTGCACCATCGCCTGAGAAAGGCGGATGCCTACTATCAGGTGGTTGTTCTGTTCGAACGTCACGGCAAGCATGATGAGAACGTATTCGACATCATGCGGGGCAGTCTCGCGCGGCAAGATATAGTTCCGCCGGGTCGATATCCGCCTTCGGCCGATCTTCACCCGTATCGTGAGCCGGCCTTTGTCGCTGCGCTCGTGAAGGGCGAGCAGCCGCCGGCCGATCAAGTATTCGTACCCGGTCAATGGCGCTGCCCGAAATGCAAATTTGTGCTCTCGCAAATGAACCTCAACGCAAGCGACGGGGCGGTCACGGCGCGCGATGACGCTGGCGACAATTGTCCGAACTGCGACAAGCCGCTGTGGCGCGTTACGTGGAAAGATGACGCCATGGAAATGGCAGCGCGCTGCGAAGAGCAGATGACGCGTGCGGTCAATGCGGAGAGTGAAATCCAGCGTCTTCGCATCGCGATGGCGCAGGCCTGCGACCTAGCGGCGGAACGTGTACTGGGTCACCCAGCGCGTTCGGCTGGGCATAATGCCCGCCTTGTACTGGAAAACGCTCTCGGCGGCGGACCGGGCTGCACATGAACGCTCCCGCCCGCACCACACCCGCAACCCCCATCCTCCGCAACGCCGCCGGCGAGCCTCCGCTCGGCATCGGAGGGCTCGCCTTCCGCGACGAGCAGGGCGAGATGTTCTTTTACGATCGCGACCGTTCGCCGGCGGCGCGGTTCGGCGTACTCGAGCTCGAGGATGGATCGTGGCTTGTGCATCCGTTCCATGTCGAGAGTGTCCGTTTCTTTCCGCGTGAAGACGCTATGCGTCACGCCATCGCAGGCCTGATCCGCAAAGCCCGCAAATACATCCGCGCCAAGGAAGATGAAGGCATTCACTGGGGCGAAGGCCTTGGCGGTCGGGTAATCGAATGGGCGTTGAGCATTAAGCCGGAAGGGAAATCTGACGGAGCGTGCCCCGTACCGCCTGCCATGACTTCGGCAGTGTCAACGCAAACGGCCTGCGAAATAGAAGGGGTAAGCAGCGATCACAGCGCAGCGGCGCGTAGGATGCCCGATGGTGTCGGCTCTTTGGCGCCCGTTATAGCGGCCACACAATGCGAGAATGGCGTCTCGCCCGCTCCGTCAGACCCGATCGTCGCCGAACTGGTCACCGCACATCGTGCGCGCAAGGTCTATCCGGCCGGCCACACGTTCTCCATGACCAACCCGGTATTGGCCGGTGCCGTCAAGACGGTCGGCACCTGCAGCTGCGGGCACATCTTCGTTTTCCCTGGCGGCGACCACGAGCGCATGGACGCCGCGATCGAGGCGCACCTGCAGAAGTTCGATCATCTGCCGGAGAAGGTCGACGGGCGCGGACAACCAATTGCAAAGCCGAAAAAACCACGACGTAAGCTAACAGAGGAGATCATCGACAATGGAAATGCTTCGCAACATCTGCAACCAGAAACAGGAAGACCTGATAGCCTCGATGAAGGCGTCTCAGGAGCGAGAGCAGGAGATGATGGCGCGACAGAACAAAGTGGTTCCGAACCATCACGGGAACAGACGCGAGCGGCGGGCCTATCAAGCGGAGCTTCGCAAGAAAAGCAGGCAGCCGGCGTAGCGTCCGGCCCGTCAGAAACAATCACCAACGGCATGGAACGGCTAGCGTCCGCGCCGGCGCCCGCATCTTCTTCCTTGGCCCTCGAAGGTGCGGGCGCATCCAACATCGCAGATGTTTCCCCGCAGCTGCGATCAGAGCCCGTGCCGTCACTGTCCCCTGATGGCGCGGGTTCGTCTTTGCGTGATGAGTATCTCGCCGGCATACAAGCACGAACGCAACAGGGTGCGCCAATTGGCGCAGGCTCCGTTGCCGATGTGAGGTGTGAAGCGTGTGCGCCTGCGGAACTTTCAGCCGGAGAGAGTGCCGCACCCCTTTCCGATGACGACGACCTCGCAATCGAATGGCCGTCCTATGACGCCTTCCTCGAAGACAAGATCGTAAGCACGCCGTACCGCGGCATTGAAATCGAGCGCGCCTCGCTGCACCCCTGGCTGAAGGATTTCAACAAGGACATCGTCGTGTGGGCGCTCCGGCTCGGCTGCGCCGCGATCTTCGCCGAATGCGGCCTGCACAAGACAGCGATGCAGCTGGAATGGGCAAGGCGGCTCGGCAAGCATACTGGCGGCCCGACACTCAATGTGTTGCCGCTCGGCTGCCGTCACGGCTTTATCAATGAAGCCGAACAGAAGCTCGATATGGCAGTTTCCTTCATCAAGGATGCTGCCGCGCTCGGTATCAATGCCAGATACATCGAACATCCAGATCAGATGGTCGCCGGCTGTGAGCACTATCTGACGAATTACGAGCCGATCCGCGACGGCAAGCTTGACCCAAACCTGTTTGCCGCCACCTCGCTAGATGAAGCCAGCGTGCTACGCTCCTATGGCAGCAAGACATTTCAGGAATTCTTGCCTCTCTTTTCTAAAGTGCCGTTCAAGCTGGTCGCAACCGCGACGCCGGCGCCGAACCGCTTCAAGGAGCTAATCCATTATGCCGGCTTCCTCGGTGTGATGGACACCGGTCAAGCGCTGACACGTTTCTTTCAGCGCGATACGGAACAGGCGGGAAATCTCACGCTCTACCCGCATATGGTCAATGAATTCTGGATGTGGGTACACTCGTGGGCCGCGTTCGTGCAGCGGCCGTCAGACCTTGGTTATTCCGACGAAGGTTATGATCTTCCGCCGGTCGAGGTGGTCTGGCATGAGGTAGCGGCAGACCACTCTAAGGCCTCGCCTGACCGTGACGGGCAGGGCATCCTGTTCCGGAACGCTGCGCAGGGACTTTCTGCGGCGGCTTCTTCTCGTCGCGACAGTCTGTCGGCGCGTGTGGCAAAGGCCGTTGCAATCAAGGCGGAGACGCCGGACGAACATTGCCTGTGGTGGCATGACCTTGAAGCCGAGCGTTTGGCGCTAGAATCCGCAGTCCCCGGCATCGTCACCATCACCGGATCCGGGATGGACTTGGACACCCGCGAAAAGCGCCTCATCGAATTCGAAGAGGGGTTGATCAAAGACTTTGGCACCAAGCCTATCCTGTCGGGGCTCGGATCGAATTTCCAGTATCACTGTAATATGATGATCTTCGTCGGCATGCCCGGCGACGGCTATAAGTTCGAACTCTGGTATCAGGCGATCAAGCGGCTGCAGCGCTACGGTCAAACCAAGCCGGTCAAGGCGCACATGATCTATTCGGAAGATCAGCGCGAGGGCCGCGCGGCGTTGGAACGCAAGCTGGCGCAGGATACCGAGATGCGCACGCGGATGATCGCGATCATCCGTGCGCACGGTCTCAACACTTTGCCGATGCGCGACGCGCTGGCGCGCTCGATCGGCGTGAAGCGCGTCGAGATCAGAGGTGAGAGGTTTATCGCCGTCAACAATGACACCGTCGCGGAGGCTAAGGGTTGGGTAGCCAACTCGGTCGACCAGATCATCACCTCGATTCCGTTCCTGCAGAAATACGAATACGCTGAAAGCTACAACGACTTCGGCCATACCGAAGATGCCGGCCACTTTTGGGGCCAAATGGATTTTCTCACCGCTGAATTGCTGCGGATGCTGAAGCCCGGCCGGATGGCCTGCATCCATGTCAAGGACGAGATTGAATTCGGCAGCGTCACCGGTGAGGGCGTTCCAACGGTCTACCCGTTCCACTGCGAAGCCATCATGCACTATCGCGCCCACGGCTTTCAGTATTGCGGCGAGATATCAATCCTGACCGACGTGGTCACCGAAAACGCCGGCAATTACCGGCTCGGATGGAGCAAGAACGCGGAAGATTCCACCACCATGGGCGTCGGCTGCCCGGAAAAGGTATTGCTCTTCCGCAAGCCGCAAACCGACAAGAGCCGCGGCTGGGCTGATATTCGCGTCACCAAACAAAAGCCGATGTGCACCGACGCCGAGGGCAATGCCGTGTCGTTCGACAAGAAGCTTCCGATCATCCCGGGTACCGGTTATTCCCGCGCACGCTGGCAGATTGATGCGCACGCGTTCTGGCGATCGAGCGGCAACCGCGTGTTGACCATGGACGAATTGCTTGCGCTGGGCCCGGAAACGATGTCGCGGCTGTTTCCGAACTCCACGCGGAATGTGATCTACGACTATGAAGAGCATGTTCGGATCGGGGAAGAGCTCGAGCGTCGCGGTCGGCTACCAACCAAGTTCATGTGTCTCGCGCCGGGCTCCTGGCATCCGGATATCTGGGACGATGTCGACCGGATGCGCACGCTGAACATGTACCAGGCGGCCAAGGGTCGCGAAAAGCACATATGCCCGCTGCAATTCGACACGGTAGACCGGCTGATTGATCGATACTCCAACGAGGGTGATCTGATTTACGACCCCTTCGGCGGGATCATGACCGTGCCATATCGCGCGATCCTTAAAGGACGGCGGGGTGCAGCTGTCGAGCTCAACAGCAAGTATTTTCTTGATGGCGTTCATTATCTCCGGATCGCCGAAGAAAAGATGACAACGCCGCAGCTGTTCGACCTGGCGACGTTCGATGCCGTCAATACCCCCCCCCAACGGACATGATGGAGATTGAGGCGTCATGACCGATACCCTCAAAGCCCTCTCGCGGCGCGCATCAGGCTCGATTTTAGCCCTCGGCTTCATCGCCTATCTCGCTTTCGTTTCTCATGTCGCAGTGGGGTGGCCATGACCGATCTTGTAGGAACGTGCCCGAAGGATTTTTGGGAAGAGTGGATCGCAGAAGGCGATGCCGCGGGCGAGCCTGAGACCGGCGAAGAGTGGGGCTGGTTTACGAACCATAGCTATCTCTCGCTGATTAAGCCCGGCGACCGATTCTACGTCGTGGCGCACGGTAAGTTACGCGGTTGGGCACCTGTTACCGGCATCTGGGGCGGCGCGATCGTGCGCAAGGGCGGCGCAGTAGCCTGCACCATTGAGCAGCCCGTTCCCGGCTTTCGGGGTCTCCGCAAACGATGGTGGGATCGCGAGATTGAGCGGCCGTTTCCGGATTGGAGATCGCGATGATGCGCGCTCGCTACAGGCAGTTTCGCAGTTACGGCCATGGGCCAGTCGTCGCCGCAATGCTCACTCCGACGACAGTACAGGTGCTTGCCGCCGCCTGCGCGGCCGGGCTTTTTTTGGGAGTGATGCTCTAATGGAGGTGAAAATGTCGATCACGTTTGCAGATTTCAGTGCCGCGAACTTCGCGCGATGCGAAGACCCGAAGGGCTTCAATCATCCACTGACAGGATGGTCCCTGTCGGACTGGATGACGGCCACGCTTGGCGAGCTGGGCGAGGCGGCCAATATCGTCAAAAAGCTGAACCGCGTGCGCGACGGCGTGAAGGGCAATAAGGAAACGGAAGCTGAACTGCGCGCGAAGCTTAAGCGCGAGGTCGGCGACACGTTCGTCTATCTCGATTTGATGGCTCGCGCGGGCGGCTTCACGATAGAGGAAGCCGCGCGCGAGGTGTTCAATTCGAAGTCGCTCGAGATCGGGTATCCGAAAGTTCTTTAATGCCTGACACCCTCACCATCGATCAAGCCGCGGTCGACGCCCGCAAGCCGCGCGCCGGTCCGCTGGTCGAGCCCGCAGAAGCCGTCGCAATCGCGCTGTCCGTCACAGAGTGGAAACCGGGCGGCTTGATTGATCCGGACGGCCTCATCGTGGCGACCGTGCTGAAGGCGATCCGTGACGCCGGCTGGGAGATCGTGCCGCGCTGATCTGTGTTGTTCGTTGCGTCTGTTGCGTCCCCAAAATTCAAACCGAAACGGAGAAGCGCCATGCTCGCGCGCGTTGAATCGTCTGCCGCTGCGAATGATCAGCGGGCCACGAAGTTCGCCAAGGATCAGCTCAAGTCCATCATCGAGCGGATCGAGCGCCTCGACGAAGAGCGCAAAACCATCTCGGACGATATCCGCGACGTCTACGCGGAGGCCAAGGGCAACGGCTTCGACGTCAAGGCGCTGCGCACCATCGTGCGCCTGCGCAAGCAGGACGCCAACGAGCGGCAGGAACAGGAAACCATCCTGGAGACGTATATGCAGGCGCTGGGGATGGTGTGAATGCCACTTCGTGCCCGCATCGTCCACCTGCTCACCTCGCATCGCCTGTCGCTGTCGGATGAAAAGCAGTTGCAGGAACAGATCGCGACCGTGCTGTCAGCGGATGGCCTGTACTTCCGGCGTGAGCATCGGCTGGCGCCCGGCGATATCGTTGATTTCCTCATTTTGAACCAGGCCGAGCCGCCGATCGAAGGCGTGGCGATCGAGATCAAGATCAAAGGCAACCGGCGCGACATCTTCCGGCAGGTCGAGCGTTACTGCGGCCATGCCGCCGTTCATGAATTGGTGCTTGCGACCAACGTCCCGATGGCTCTGCCGTCACCGATGTGCGGCAAGCCGGTTTCCGTCGCGCATTTGGGCAGGGGTTGGGTGTGAACATGGCAGTCACCCAGGACGAAGATTTCTGGAACTCGCCGCTCATTAAGGCGGCGCTCGATCTCGCGTGGCGCAATGAAGAGGCTGTCGAGCGGACCTATGGCAAGCTCGCCTATCAGCCGGAACAGAAGCGCTGGATCATCTCCGGCCTCGAGCCTCAGGTCGCAATCCGGGTCAAGCGCATCTTCCCGCGGATATCGTTGACGCAGGTGGGTCTGTTCGGATTTGCCGACAGCGACGAATCGCGCGCGGAACTGGAATGGTTTTTAGGCCGCTATCCGCTTGTGATGTCGCCGGCGGACCGGCAGATGCTGTGCGACGGCCGGGTGCGATTTGAGACGACCCGAAGCGAGATCGAGCGGGTGTTTCTGCCGGACTGGCAACCGTCCACGATCCTGCCGCGGCTGCGCGAAGGTGTGGCACTTCGACCGAACCAGGCTCGCGCCTGCGAGATCGCCAAGAAGCTTGGCCGACTGATCATCGCCGACGACGTCGGCTTGGGAAAGACGCTTGCGGCGCTCGCGGCCGTGATGGACGACCGCTTCCTGCCGGCCGCCGTGATCTGTGAAGTCCACGTCGTCAACCAGTGGTACGACGAATTCGTGAAAAAGTTTACGACGATGTCGGCGCACATCGTCGCCAGCACCACGCCCTACACCCTGCCGGACCGGGATATCTACATCTTCTCTTATTCGAAGATCGCAGGCTGGTCCGATGTCGCGGCGACCGGGCGCTTTCGGTCTGTGATCTTCGATGAGGTGCAGTCGCTTCGTCACGGCGTCGAGACGGAAAAGGGCCGCGCCGCAAGACTTTTCGCAAACAACGCGGCCTTGCGCATGGGCCTCTCGGCAACGCCGATCTTCGGCTACGGCGGCGAGATGTGGCATGTGGTCGATTTCATCGATCCCGGCGCGCTCGGCTCCAAGGAAGAATTCATCCGCGAGTGGTGCGTCTCCGACGACGGCAAGATGATCGTCAAGGATGCTCCGGCGCTCGGCGCGCATCTGTATGACCTCAACCTGCTCTTGCGCGAGATCGGCAAAGGCCCTCCGTCGAACCGGCTCATCATCGACGTGCCTTATGACAACGAGGTCGCCGAAGCCGATGAGGCCTTCGCCCGCAGCCTCGCGATCAAGGTGCTGCAGGGCAGCTTCACCGAGCGCGGGCAGGCCGCGCGCGAACTCGATATGTTTGCCCGCCGTGTGACGGGCGTTGCGAAGGCCCGCCACGTCGCGGCCTATATCAAAATCCTGCTCGACGCCAAGACGCCCGTCATTCTCGGCGGCTGGCATCGCGACGTGTACGACATCTGGCTTAAGGAACTCGCAGCCTACAATCCCGTGATGTACACGGGCACGGAAAGTCCGAAACAAAAGGATGCGGCCAAGGCCGCGTTCATGTCGGGGGAAACCGACCTGATCATCATGTCGCTGCGTTCCGGCGCAGGCCTGGACGGACTGCAGCATCGCTGCGCGACCGTGGCGCATGGCGAACTCGATTGGTCGAAAGAGGTGCACAAGCAGCTCGCCGGCCGGCTACGCCCGCATGACCGGCAGGATCCAATAACGGAATTGTTCTTTCTCGCCGACGGCGGCAGCGATCCGGCGGTCGCGTCCGTTCAAGGCCTCAAGGCTTCGCAGGCGCACGGCATCGTCGACCCGAAGCGCGGCGTCATCGCAGCGCAGACCGATGAATCCCGAATGAAGGCTTTGGCGCGGGCGTACCTGGAACGGGCAGGCATCGATCCCGACAATCCGAATGTCCCGGCTCTTGACGACGACGCGGAGCCGTTCTGATGACCGCAGCCTTTTCCACAGTCCCATCCTCTCACACGGCCGTCCCTTCGTCGCCTCGCAAGGGTGGTTTGGGGTGCGGTTGTCCCCGTTTTACGAGTTGTCCACAGGTGCAGGTTGAGCATTAAGGCTATGACATGGGCGTTCGGCCTGCCGCTGGAACCGCGCGCCAAAATCGCGCTGCTCGCGATAGCCGACAATGCCGACGATGAAGGCATCGCGTGGCCGTCGCGCGACCTGATCGCATCGAAGAGCTCGCAGTCGCGCGCCACGATCAACCGGCGGATGAAGTTCCTTGTCGATCTTCGGGTGCTTGGAGTGTTCGAGCGATATCGCGAGGACGGCTCGCAAACGACCGATGAAATAAGGCTGGATTTGGCCTTGACGGCCGATGAAGTCATGCGCCGAACGCAGGCCTTGAAGGCTAGCGAAACGACCGAAAATGACGCTGAATCAGCGGACGAAGATGGGGGTGAGGGGGGGTGTCAGCCAGCATCCCCCCCTGAGCAGATTAGCAACCCCGGGGGTGCTGATCTGACACCCCGGGGGTATCACTGCGGCAACCCCCAAAGTGAACCGTCAGTTGAACCAGTTGCTGTTGCTGATGATGCGTGCGCGCGACCGTTGGTCGAAAAGCTCGCAATGGATTTGGCAGAACGATTGCTTGTGATCGCAGGCCACGATCCGAAGTTCTGGCCTCCCGGTTGGTGCGGCGCCCCGATGCGCGTGCAGACCTGGCTCAACACCGGCTGGCCTGCCGAAATAATCGTCGCTGCGGTCCGCGGCGTCGTGGCGCGCAACACCGGTCCGCCAGCAAAATCCGTCCAGTATTTCGAAAACGCGATCGCCGAAGAGATCGCGCGCCAAAGCCGTCCCGTTCCGGAGATATCCAATGTTCAAGCAGCTAGCGGTCATCGATCATCAACGGGAAAGGGCAATGCCTACGCTCGCATCGCGGCAAGGCTCGGCCAATCTTCCGGCGGTCGCGTCGACGGCAGTTAGGCCTGCCATAATCGATTATGCGGCGGACTATGACATCAGCAGGCTTTGGCGGAACCGCGACGAATACGGCGTGCCAACGACGATCGCGCGGGCGCTGACGGAAGGCGAGCGCGCGGTCGTGGAACGTCGGCGCCGCGAACTGGAAATAGGCTGTGCACCGTTCACGCCATCTGAACAAGACAAGGCGATTGAAGCGATGTCGCTGATGTTCGGGGGAATCAAATCTCTGCGTCATGACGATGACGAGGCCGCCGCTGCAAACCTCAATGGATTGCGCCATATCCTGAAAACATTCCCGCTTTGGGCGATCGAGCAGGGCTGCAATGACATTCACTGCGGCGAAGCTGTGCTCAATGGCAAGAAGTTGAGCCTCAGTTGGTGTCCGAACGACGCGGAGGTCTATCAGTTCATCAAGCAAATCGTGAAGCCATACCGGAAGGCACTCGACAACGTCACTGCACTGCTCTCGGCTCCGGTGCGCCTTGAAGATCAGGCGAGGCGGGCATGAGACGCAAGCACAAACAGAAGCCGCGTCCGGTCATTGAGACGGGCCTTCCCGTTTACGGACACGACAGCGATGAGGCCAAGGCGATCCGCGTGCTTCACGACATCGTTGGCCGCACGCGGGCTTTCTTCATCATTTTCCGCCGCGCGGAGGGTGTGAGCTTCACCAAACGGATGACGGAACAACTGACGGCGTTTGCGAAGGCTCCACCACAGTCCGACTGGGTAACGCTTACCTATCAGCAGGCAGGCTCGTGGGAAGACTTCCTTCGCGGCGTCTTTGACGCGGGCGTGGTTCGCCAACACCTGCATGCAGGATCCCGCGCGCCCTGGCCTTGGCCGCCGTCCGTCGAGGGCAAGCTTTACCCGGCCGGCGCCGATCCGCCGCTGATGACCGAAGAAGATTTGCAGGAAGACTTCAAGTGAACACAAGAGAGGGTGAGGGAAGATGCTGATGGCAGTGGAAAGTTTCGAAGTACCTGAAATGATTGAAGGCGCGGCTTGTCCCTGGCCGCGTGGGCCTCGGTTAGGAAGGCGGGACGGTGTGGCATGGTATCTGCTGCAAGCGCGTTCCGGAGCCGAAGCTGCGGTTACCGATTTCCTAAAACCCTTCGGTTACGAGGTCTATTACCCAAAGACGCTGGTCATGCGCCTTGTCCCGAAGCGGGAACTCACGCCATCGCAGCGCGGAGCGGGTGCTGAAGTCCGCAGGCCGAAGTTGATGGCCGTCTTTCCGAGCTATCCCTTCATCCGCTTCGATCTCCGCAACCCGCGCTGCCACGAACTGTTCGACTTCGCGGGGGTCTATGGGCTGCACTGTACAGCGGAGCGGCCCGTCGTGGTCGATGACGCTTACATCGGGCATCTGCGCAGTTTGGAACAGGACGGCATCATCCCGGCTTCGACGGCGGTTAAGGACATCTTCGCGATTGGCGAGAGCGTGCTGATCAACGACGGCGCCTTCAAGGGCTTCACAGGCGTGCTTGAAGAGCTACCGCACAAGCTTCAACAGCAGATTAACACAGGCGTGCTTTCGGAACTTGACGACTCAATGTGCGCAACTGTAGGAGTGAACCTGTTCGGACGCGTCACTCCTGCCACCATCGCGATGCGGTCTCTCGAAAAGTTCTCCTAAAGCAAGCGTCACGCAAGCGTCACGGCAAGATCACGCACCCGTCATGCGTTGTGCGAAGCCTGCAACCAAAGCCCCGGCAGCGTCCGGGGCTTTTGCATGTCTATAGGGTACAGGGCCTGCAAAGGCCGTGACGCGTCGTTCACCACAGAACGTCATTACGCCGGAGACCGGCCATGAAGTAAGCATCCTCCTCATAATCTGGAACCAGCGCCCGGCAGGCTCGACCTGTCGGGCGTTTCTGTTTGCATAGGGTATGCGATAGGCGCCTTGGCACTATCGCAGCCCTCCTTGGGCGTTTCCTCCCTAGACTTGGGGCCGCTTGTTTGGATGCCCTCCGCAAGCGGCCCTTTTCGGATTTTCACGATGTGCCGCTGCGCTGAACGCAAGATTGCCCTTCAGCGCGCCGCGTCGGCAGTCGGACGCGGTGATTCCGGCGCAGCTGTGGATAATGTTCGCTTCGTTGCCCGTAGCTTGATTGAGGACGCGGCATTTCAGGCTCGTGCAAGGCTGTCTCTGGTGCGCATGACGCTGGGCCGCGGTATCCGATGAATTTCAGCCGCTCGTTGAGCATTGAGCAGATCGAGCGGCTGGTCGATTTGCGCCGGGCGATGCCAAAGGTGGCGATGCGGGCGCTCAACCGTACCGGCGCCAAAGCCGTCACGCAGGTAGTTCGGGCGTTGACGGATCAAACTGGCTTGCAGCGCAAGACCATCAAGCGGGCTGTGAAGTCGTATCGGGCCAGCGAGCGTAACCTTAGCTTCGCCCTTAAGACCCGCGGCGGCAACATCAACCTGCGCTTCTTCAAGGCGCGCGAGACCAGAGCGGGTGTCAGTGCTGCACCGCTCGGCAAGCGGATCGTTGTACCACACACCTTCATGAAGGCCGGCCGCTTCCCGAAGCGCGTGCGCTTCGACAGTCGCGGCAAGGGCAAGGGGATGGACGGCAACGTGTTCATTCGTCGGGGCAAGGGCCGGTTGCCGATCGAAGGCGGCCGGTCCGGCGTCTACATCCCGACCGAGATGCTGCAAGGCCGGACGCTGGCCGCCTTCGACGCGCTGATCACGGCCGACCTGCCGCTGCAAGTCGAGCGGGCTATTACCGACACCCTCCGAGGTCACTGACCAACGAGCAACAGGTGGAACTGAGCGGGTCCTTCCCCGCGACTTACACCCTCGGGCATAAATGCTCGCCGGGGTTTTCCAGTTGGACGGGTTTTGAAACTGACCGAACATGCCGAACACCCGAACAGGACATGCCCGAACACACCGAACTTGACGCTGGGCTGTGGCTTTCGGTCACCGAACTCGCGGCGAAAAAGCGCGTCGGCAAGTCCACCATCTCGGAAAAGGTCACAAGGCTGGTCGAAGCCGGCCGCCTGACGGTTAAGCCTGGCACGGGCAAGCAGAAGCTTATCAACCTGGCGCAATACGACACCGCGATCGGCGCGGTTGGCGACGGGGCCAGAGAGCAGGGTGCAGCTACCAAGGCCGCGGCCAACCCGAGCGCCACGGATGCACAGCGCGCGCCACCCGATGGGCGCTTTCGTGACGAGCAGACCCGCGAAAAGGCCTATTCGGCTGATCTGAAGTTCATCGAGCTTGAGCGTGCGCGGGGCAACCTGCTGCCGGTTGCCGAGTTCGAGCCGATTGGGGAAAGCTTGGCTGCCCGGATCGGCGCTATTATCGACGGATTGCTCGCAAGGGATTCCGAGCTCACCGCCATCGCGATCAAGGAAGGAGATAACGGGATGCGCGCAGCCTTGAAACGGATCACGCGCGCTCAGCGCGAGGAGGTCGTTAAGGCGACGAAGAACATGGCTTTCGCTGCAAGAGCCCGCGCGACGTCGGATGCGGCTGGAATGCAACTGCAATCCGAGATGTTGCTGTCCGAAACGACACAGTGACGGCGTTGTGTGACTGTTCAGTTTCTGCAATCGGCCCTTGATACGCTCGCCGCGCTGTTCGATGCGTCACTGTCGCCGCGCGAAGAGATCAGTTTTGCGGATTGGCTGCCAAAGAACATAATCTTGATCGACGGGCCCAATGCCGGCGATCTCTGGAACGCCGATGGCGCTCCCTACCTAGTCGACATAGCTCGCTGCCTCGACGATGATTATCCGTGCACCGAAGTAAGCATCCGGAAATCCGAGCAATCGGGCGCGTCAATACTGGCATTGGCGTGGGGGTTGTTCATCGCCCGCTGCGAGCCGTGTAATACGTTGTATGCATGCCCTGGGATCGACTTCCTCCGGGACATCAACAACGCAAAACTGCAGCCGCTGATCGATGCCTGGCAGAAGCATATCGGCTGCGATGGCGTCGGCGGTAACAAGCCGCCGATCATCTATCCGATGGCCCGCACCATGGCTGGGTCGACCACGATGGAAAAGGTGTTCGCCGGCGGACGGCTGTGGCTGGCGAACGCTCATTCCAAGATGGACCTGAGTGGTAAGACCGCGAAGAAGGGAATTCGCGACGAATTTTCCAAATGGGAGAACATCCCGGGGACTGGGGATCCGGACACCCTGTTCAAAGGCCGCTTCACGGCGTTCCGGCGCCGCAAGAACTTCAAAATCCTGAATATCTCGACGCCGGAAGTCGACACCGGCGATCCGAGCGGCGACACCGAGGGCCATTGTCGCATTACGCTGAAGTTCGAGCGCTCGGATCAGCGCTTCTGGAATTGTCTGTGCCCGGAATGCCTAAAACTGTTCGTCCATCGCTTCGATAACTTCCTGATCGACGAAAAACACCCGCACCGGTCAGTTTATCGGTGTGATTGCGGCCACGGCGTCTCGGAAACCGAGCGTGTCGACGCGGTCCGCGCCGGAAAATGGATCGCCAGCGTTCTCGACGACCTGAGGCGCCAGCCGGGCTTCCATATCGACGCCTTCATCTCGCTGATGATGTCCTATGAGGCGCTCGCGGAAGACTGGCTGGGCTCGCGCAAGAGTGAGACCGCGAAAAAAGACTATTCGACCCTGAAAATGGGGCTCGCCTACCGCTTCCGCGGCGATGCGCCGGACCATATGCGGCTGTTCGAGCGCCGCGAGGACTATCGGCGCGGACACATCCCGCCCGGCGCGCTGCTGCTGGCGATCGCAGCCGACGTGCAGAAGCGCGGCATCTATTGGGAGGCACTGGCGGTCGCGCCGAACCGCGAAAGCTGGGTGATCGACTACGGCTACATCGAAGGCGCCACCACGGATCACGACGCCGGCGCGTTCTTGGAGTTGACGGCGCTCTATCACCGGTCGTGGCCGGACGCTTACGGGCAACTGCGGCGCCCCGATACGTTTTCGGTCGATGCCAACTACAATACCGGCGCGGTCAAGACCTGGACCCGGCTGCATGCCGGCACGCAGGCGATCATCGGCCGCGACGGCTGGGCCCGGCCGCCGCTCTCGACGGCGACGCCGACGGACGTCGACTACCGCGGCAAGATATTCAAGGGCGGTGCCACGGTCCGTTATGTCGGCACCTGGCCGCTGAAGAGCACGTTCTACACATATCTGGCCCTTGTTGCGAAGGCGGAAGGTTCCAGCCTGGTCTATCCGATGGGCTACTGCCACTTCGGAAACTTTCAGGACGAAGCCTACTTCAAGCAGATCACGTCGGAATTCCTTGCCGACGAAAAGACCGGCAAGGGCAAGAAGAAGCGCAAGCTGCAGGTCTGGACCGTCCGCGCCGGCGCCGACAATCACTGGCTGGATTGCCGCATCTACAACATGGCGTCGCTCGATGCGTATTTTGCGAGCTTCACCTCGGACGACTGGGCCCGGCTCGCAGCCGAGCGCGGCATTCCGGAAGACTTGCGCACGCCGGACCTGTTCACGCCGCGCGCGTTCCAGCGCGGCGCCGACATGGTGACGGGCGAGATACCGATCGAAGTGCCGAAAGATGATCCGTGGGCGCGGCTTGCGGAAATGAACAGGGGAATTTGATGCTGATCCGCCGAACAATCGAGAGCGATATTCCGATGCTGTCGCGGATTGTTTCGCAAAATTATTCGCGGCAAATGGCCGAGCATTTTTCGGCGGAAGTGCTGACCGCGTTCATGCCGTATCCGTTCCGGCCGTTCTTCTATTCTGCCGTTGAAGGCGATGCTCTTGTCGGCTGCGCTGGCTACGTAGCCAACTGGCTCGCCTATGGAACCTTCAGCCTCTCCTGGGTGAATGTTGAACTCACGAAACAGAAAGCCGGGATTGGCCGAGCTCTGGTTGATCAGTGTCTCGCAGACCTCCATGCGGTTGCCGAGCACGTAATACTCGCAACGACCGTTCCGGATTTCTACTCCAAGAATTGGGGGTTCAAGCGGCTCGCGACGTTTGGAGGGTTGAGCGGTGCCGATGTTCTGATGTCGCTCGATCTTCAAACCGGCCCGCTGTCATGACTGACCAGGACATGCTCGACGCTGCCCGCGCAGCGCGCCACGCGCTGTTGATGGGGCAGGGCATCGTCGAATGCGACTTCGGCGGCGCCGGCGGCCAGCAGCGTACCAAGTTCACGGCGGCGAATGCCGATCGGCTTGATGCCTATATTGCCGAGCTCGAGGCGAAGGTTGCGGGGCGTTCGGCGCGCGGCGCCGTCGGCTTCATCTTCTAATTTGGAAATCTGAAACAGCATGACGACTGCGGTCCTTGATTCTAGTGGCACGCCGGTGCCGGCGTCTTACATCGCCGGCATACGGGCGGAAGCGTTCTGGCCGACGGCATACCGGTCGGGGTCTTATCATTCGCAAGAAATGGCCGCCTGGCGGCCGTTCGGCGCATCGGCGGATTCCGCCATTCTTCCGAACCGGGATCTTTCGATTGCGCGGGTCCGCGATCTCGTTCGCAACGACCCGCACGCCGTGGCCGGCGTGGCGAAGCTGGTCGACATGCTGATCGGCGCCGGACTGCGATCGTCGTCGAAGCCCGACATGAGGGCGCTCGGCTTGAGCCCATCGAAAAAGAAAGACGCAAAGATCGCGCGCGACCTTGGCGAAGCGATGGAAGCCGAATGGCGCACCTTCGCCAATGATCCGCTGCGCCGCTGCGATGCGCAACGCCGGCTCTCGATGAACGGGATGTTTCGGCTGCTGTGCCGGACATGGGTCATCAACGGCGAAACGACAGCTTCACTCGGATGGAAAAGCAGGGGCCGGTATTCCACCTGCGTCCGCGCCATTGATCCCGATCGCCTTTCGCAACCAAATGGCGCCGCCACGACGGCGACGATGCGCGCCGGCGTCGAGTTCGACGACGATGGCGAGCCGATCGCGTACCACGTCCGCAACGGCCATCCGAGCGACTGGTATGATATCCGGCCGAACGCCCTGACATGGACGCGGATTCCTCGCAGCACGAGCTGGGGCCGGCCGGTTTTCATTCACGGCTTCGAGCCCGATCGCGAAGATCAGGCACGCGCCATCACGCCGTTCGCGGCGCTGATGCAGCGCATGCGAATGATCGGCAAGTTCGCCGATACCGAACTGGCATCGGCGATGGTGAATGCGCTGTTCGCGGCCTTCGTCAAGTCGTCGCTGCCGGTCGACGCCGTCAACCAGGCGTTCACGCCGCAATCGACTACCTTCGCCGACGGTCGCCTCGCTTATTATGAGAAGAATCCGGCGATGCTCAACGGCGTCCGGATTCCCGTGATGCCGGTCGGCGATGAAATCCAGATCAACAACGCGACGCGCAGCACGGTCTCGTTTCCGAAATTCCAGTCTGCATTCCTGCAATCGATCGCTTCGGCGCTCGGCGTTTCCTACGAGCAGCTGTCGATGGATTGGTCGATGGTGAATTATTCGTCGGCTCGCGCCGCGCTCAATGAAGTCTGGCGTCACATCATGACGATCTTCTCGGCCTTTACCGAACAGGTCGCCGATCCAATTCGCCTTGCCGTGATCGAGGAAGCCTTCGAACGTGGTTACATTGCCGTTCCGAAGGGCCTTCCCGATTTTTGGGACGTGCCCGGTGCTTATCTTCGCGGGCGATGGATCGGCCCCGGTCGAGGTTATGTCGATCCGGTCAAGGAAGCGCAGGGCGCGGGGCTTCGCATGGGAAACATGACCGCGACACTGGAGACGGAATGCGCCGACCAGGGCGGCGATCTCGAAGAAACCCTCGATCAGATCGCACGCGAAGAAGCGATGCTCAAGGAGCGCGGTTTGACGCGGACACTTTCGGCCGGCTCCGGGCTTCTGCCGGATCCGAGCGACGCCGGCAACGATGCCGCGGACGCAGTGGCTGACAAGAGGCCGGGTCAATGACGATGCTGATGCCGCACATCGCCTCGCGAATGTTCAACACGCCGTTGTTGATCGATGCGTCGAAGGCAGTTGCGATTTTGACCGGCCTTGGCGGCCGTATCGTCGAAGGTGGTGTCGAGTTCGGCGATGTCATCCCTGTCGAGCACATCGCATTCTCTAATGGTCGTGTGTCAGAGAGCCTTGGCACGCTCGGCGATCGGCTTGGCCGCGCCTATGAGCAGGCCGGCCGTGGAAATCAGATTTTCGATCGCATCGGACCGGTCGCGATCGTGCCGGTCGAGGGTACGCTGGTTCACAAAGGCGCGTTTCTGGGGCAATCGTCCGGCGAAATGTCGCTGCAGGGTGTGCAGACGAAGATTCAGGCCATCCGCCGCGATACGTCCGTTCGCGCCGCTGTTTTCGAGTATGACACATTCGGCGGCGAGGCCGCCGGCGCGTTCGATACGTCACAGATGATGTTCGAACTTTCGAAGGTTATGCCCACACTGGCAATACTCAACGATTTTGCCTATTCGGCCGGCTATCTGATGGCTGCTGCGCAGCGCCAGATCGTGATTCCCGACATGGGCGGCGCTGGCTCGATCGGTGCCATGACGATGCACATCGATCACTCGGCAAAGCTGGAAAAAGCCGGATCGAAGGTGACGATCATCGGCAGCGGCAAGCACAAGGGATCCGGGCATCCGTTCGGCCCGTTGCCGGACGAGGTCCGCGCCAAGATGCAGGATCGCGTTGACCGGATGCGCGACCACTTCGCCGAAACCGTTGCGCAGTTTCGCGGATCGCGCCTGACAAAAGCCGCAGCGCTGGCGACCGAAGCCGACGCTTTCACGGGTGAAGATGCTGTCAGGGCGGGACTGGTCGACGGCGTCGCGCGGCCGTCAGAAGCGTTCGAGCAGTTTGTTTCGCTGATCCACTAACCACCGGGGCTTCGCGCCCCCATTCGAAGGAGACTGCAATGACCGTACTAACCGGGATTGCCGCCGTGCTGGCGGCCGTAGGCATCAATGCTGATTCAAGGGATTCCGTATCGCGCGATGTGTTGAACAACGCCATCACAGCGGCGATGGCCGAAGGGGAAAGGGCCGGCCTTCTCAAGGCCAGCAATGACGCCACCAAGATCGGCACCGACGCCACTGCGGCGGCCAACACGCGAGCGAAAGCCATTCTCGGCCACGTCGAGGCCAAGGGCCGTGAGGGCATGGCTCACCATCTCGCTTTCGACAGTGAAATGAGTGTCGAAGCCGCGGGCGCGATGCTCAAGGCCGCGCCGAAAGGACAGTCGCAGTCGCGCCTCGATGGCTCCGTGCCGGATCCCAAGCTCGCTGCGGATGAAAACGCCGGCCAGCAGATGGATGCTGCCGCTACCGGTGCGGCTTGGGACAACGTGCTGTCGAAACGTGGAATGAAAATCGCGTGAATCGATTTTTTACCTTCTTTCTCCCCTCCTCAACGAACGGATCCTGAGACATGACAACCTTCACCGAGGCCCGGCACCCGGGCGAATTCATCCTCTCCGAACTGGACGGTCATGGTTCGCGCGAGAACGTGCTGATCGGAATTTCGCAGACCATTCTCGTCGGCACCGTGCTCGGCGCGGCGCCGATCGTGGCCGGTGAAACCTCCTCGATCATCATCGGCGCCAATACCGGCAACGGCGTGGCGACGCTGGCAAATCCGGCGACGGGCCAGGGCGCAGTCGACGGCGACTATCTGTTGACCTGCACTGTCCCTGCGGCGAACGCGGGCACGTTCAGCGTTCAAACGCCGGATGGCCGCGAGATCGGTCCTCTTACCGTTGCCGTCGCCTTCAATAAGGAAATCAAGCTCACCATCGCCGATGGTGCGGCGGATTTCATTGCCGGCGATAGTTTCAAGGTTCGTATCGGGATCGAGACGCCTGGCGATCTGACTTACGGCGCGCTCAATCCGGCCGGCGCGGATGGTTCGCAGAACGCTGCCGGCATTGCGATCTATCCGATCGTCAATGACGGAGCGACCACGACCAAGATCGCCGCCATCGTCCGCGCCGCCGAAGTTAACGGCAAGTGCATCGAATGGCCGGCTGGCATCACCGATCCGCAAAAGGCGGAGGCCATCGAGCAGTTGCGCAAACGAATGATCATGGTCCGCTAAAAAGCGGGCAATTCTCACTCATTTCCCCCTCAATCAAACGGAAGGACCAACGAACCATGTTGGACATTTTTAATAGCAATGCGTTCGGCGTGGTTAGTCTCACCGACGCGATCAACAAACCGCTGTTCGCACCCGGCCGGCTTGGTCAAATGGGTCTGTTCAACGAACGGGGCGTGACCACCACCACCATCGTGCTGGAGGAAAAGGACGGCAACCTGCTCCTCATTCCGCCGACGCCGCGCGGCGGTCCCGGCAACACGCTCGGCAAAAACAAGGCGACCGCGCGACCGTTCGTTGTGCCTCACTTCGAGATCAATGACGCCATCTATGCCGATGAAGTGCAGGGGGTGCGCGCCTGGGGCACGGAAAATCAGCTCCAAACCGTGATGGGAGTGGTTGCCGATCGCATCGGTATCCATCGCCCCTCCCATGAAGTGACACTGGAATATCAGCGCATCGGCGCGGTGATCGGCTTGATCACCTATGCCGACGGGACCACGACCGACCTGTTTGCGGCTTTTGGCATCGCACAAGATGCCGAGATCGACTTCAATCTCGACGCCGCAAATCCCGCTTCGGGTGTGTTGCGCAAGGCAGTTGCTGCCGTCATCCGCGAAGTCTCGAACAATCTTGGGGGTATCCCGTTCGCCGGCCTGCATGCGCTGTGCGGCGATGATTTTTTCGATGCGCTGCTGGCGCATCCGGAAGTTCGTGCCACGTTCCTGAACAATCCGGCGGCCGCAGAACTGCGCAAGGCGTATGTCTTGAACGGGATGTCCTTCGGATCCTTCGAGTTCGGCGGCATCGTGTGGGAAAATTACCGCGGCGCCGTTGGTGGCACGGGGTTCATCAACGCCAGCAAATGTCACATCTTCCCGCTTGGCGTTCCGAACCTTTTTCGGACCTATTTTGCGCCCGCCGACTATGTCGAGACGGTCAACACCATCGGCCAGCGCATCTACATGAAGCAGTACCTCATGGAAAACGACAAGGGCGTCAACCTTGACAGCCAGATGAACGCGCTATCGCTGTGCACGCGGCCGAAGGCCTTGGTCAAGGGCAAACTGACCTGACGCTACGCGCGCGGGCGAGCCTGCGCCAATTGGCGCAGGCTTGAAAAAGGATTGATCATGCCAACGCCCTTCGAGACCGCCGCCGCGATGACATCGGCGGCGGTCGATACGATCTACGGCGAGACGTTCACCTTCATCGGTATGAAGGCGGGCGTCGATCGCGGATCGCCGAAGGTGCTGGATATCGCGCGGCCGAAATTCGATGCCGTAGGCGGCTATGTCGATCCGGCAAAATCCGCCTTTCCGCGCGCGCGCGGGACGGCGAACAACGAGGCACAACGTCATGTCGTCACCGAACCGTTCGTGTCGGTCGACAACGCCAGGCTGCGATGGGCCGTGGTCATGGGTGACCGCGTCACCCGCCTCAAGACCGGCGTTCAATATGAGATCGCGCGCCCGATGCCAGATGGCGTCGCGCGCACCTTATTCTTTCTGACCGGAAAGACCGCCTGAGATGCTGGCCCGCACTGCGCTGCGCCTGGCCACGGTTGCTGCCTTGTTGGGCAGGACGATCGCCGACGATCGCGTCGACGACAGCCGCCTGGCTGATCTTGCACCGGAAAGCGTTCCGGAGGATGGCCTGCCGGTCATCATGGTGATTTGCGACGACGACGACGGAGAGGCGTTTTCAGAGCAGAATGGCGGGCCGCCATTCGATCGTATGATCGACCTCAATATCGAAATGGCCATCGCGTCGCGCGTGCAGTATGTCGACCCGAACGATCCGCAGGCGTCTGTCTATGTCGTCGAAGCGCCGGACACCGATGCACGGTTAGAGGCGTCGCTGGATTTTCTGGAATTCCAGACCATCCGCGAGCTGGCGATCGGGCTCTCGCCGTTCGCGGTCAAGTTTCGTCAATTAGCGCGCATTGCGCATCGCGCCTGTCATCGCGCCGCGACCGACGATGGCGTCAAGATCGCCTCGCGGCTGCTGACGCTGCGCTGCCGGGTCAACGACGATGCGATCGAGGTGCTCGATGCCAATGCACCGGCGCCGGTTGGCCTTGATGCGTTGCCGGAACCGTTGCGCTCGGTCGCGAAATTGTTGCCAGTGGATTCATCCGGCGGCGTCACCTGCGCTGCCCTGGCCGCCAAGCTGACGCAGATCACGGCGGGCGTAGCCCTTGAAGGCTTGGACTTCCGCGCCGACGCCGGCGACGCGATCCAAACCGAACTTCCCGACGACCGCGAAGTCGTTGTCACGGTCGACCTTCCACAAGTCTAACAAGAGAGATCAGCGATGGACACGGTTTACGTCAAGCCGAGCAAGGGTGCCCGCATCCGCCAGCCGGAACGGGGCGGCCAGGTGATGTCCGATTCCGGGGCGCTGGTGCCGCGCGACGTTTATTACGAGCGGCTGATCATCGGCGGCGACGTCATCGAGAGTGATCCGCCGAAAGCTTCTTCCGAAAATCCGAAACCTGCGCCTGCGCCGGACAAGACCGCCGCCGTTGCGCCCAGCTCAAAGGACTAAACGCCGATGGTCACCTTCAACCAGATCCCCTCGAACATCCGCGTGCCCTTTGCCTATTTCGAGATCAACGCGGGGCAGTCGCCTTATCTTGCTGCCAGCCGCATGCTGCTGATCGGCCAGAAAACCGGCGCAGGCACCGCGCCTGCCAACGCGCCGATCCGTGTCGACGGCGATCCGACCGTGATGTTCGGCGCGGGCTCGATGCTGTCCGATATGGCGCTGTATGCCCGGCAGGGCTTTGCGCTCGGGGAAATCTGGGCGCTGCCGCTGGCCGATCCCGGCGGTGTGGCCGCGATCAAGACGGTCACGGTCGGCGTTGGCATTCTCGGCAGTGTCGGCGCAGTCACCATTTACATCCAGGGCGAGCCGGTGTCGGTTGCGGTCGCGGCCACCGATGCCAATTCCGACGTCGCGACCAATCTCAGCGCTGCGATCAACAAGGGCTATGTCAAGTTCGGCCGTGCGCTGTCGTTCCCGGTCATCGCATCGGTCGCGGCCAACGTCGTGTCGCTGACCGCGCGCAATGTCGGCGCACTCGGTAACGCCATCGCTGTCGACAAGGATCTGCTCGGCAACGAAGGGGCGCTGGCGCAGTACCTCACCATCGCCGCACCGACGGCGGGCACGCTGGTGCCATCGCTCGCCACGGGCCTCGCGGCCTTGGGCGATCAGGAATACGACTGGATCGCTGCACCCTATGCCGACACGACCTCGCTTAACGCTATCCAGGCGTTTCTGGCGGACCGCTGGTCGCCGATGCAGCAAACCTACGGCAACTATATCACCGCGCTGTTCGATACGTTCGGCAACCTTGCCGCGGCGGGAGCCGCGCGCAACGATCCGAACGCGGAAATCATGGGTGTGGTGGAATCGTCGTCGCCGCCCTGGGTATGGGCCGCGGCGATTTGTGCCGCTACCGCGAAGGCAAAAAACCTTGGCGGCACAGTTGACCAGGCGGTCGAGATCAGCCGGCCGCTGCAGACGCTGGAACTGGTGGGTGTCAAACCGCCGAAGTCGCGCATCAACTGGTTCACCAAAAACCAGCGCCAGCAACTCTATCAGGATGGCATCTCCGGATTCACCGTCGATCCGGACGGCACGGTGCGGATTGACCGCCTGATCACCACCTACCAGACCAATGCCGCGGGCCAACCGGATATCACCTGGCTTGACGTCGATACGCGCGCTCAGATGGTTTACTTCGTTCGTTATTTGCGACAGCGGATCGCGCAAACGTACCCGCGTCCTGCGCTGTCAGCTGACAACCCAAGCAACAAGGCTGGCATCGTCACGCTAGCAATGCTCAAGGCCGAGTGCGTCCATGTCTACAAGGAACTCGAGCGCGGAGGCTTGGTGGAGAACTCGTCGCTGTTCGCACAGAGTTTGGTGCTGGAGCAGTCGGCCGATCCTGAGCGCGTCAACGCATATCTGCCTGTCGACGTGATCAACCAGTTGCGCATCTTCGCGGGCAACGTGACGACGTTCCTGCAGTTCCCGGCATAGCGCTCGCCGCAAAACCGCTCCGCTTTTTCTTTTCGCGATTGAACCAGACAGGAGTTCTCCATGACCACCACTAGCGGGCGCGTGTCGATCGTGATCGCCGGCGTGCCCTATTCCGCGCGCGGCGAAACCAACCTCAATGCCTCGAATATTTCGGTCGAAGCAGGCTCAAACGCCGACGGCTCGCTCTATCGAACCGTGACGCCAAAGCCGCGAAAGGCGTCGATCACCTTCGACGCCAACACCGTGCTGACCGCGCCGGACGGCTCGCGGATGAAATGGGATGAGCGGCTGCTGCTGATCACCGATCTGCCGGTGACCTTCACGGAGATCGACAATCGAGGCAAGCAGCACCTGATGACCGGGGCGTTCTTTACCGGCGACCCGGCGCAGAACCTGTCAACCGGCGAACTCTCCGGCCTCGAGATCGCTTACGACAGCTATGAGACTGTGTGATGGGTGAGAACGTCTCGATCCGGTTGAAAGCGCCGATCAAGGGTCCTAACGGCACCACCTATAACGCCATTGTGCTCCGAGAGCCGACCTTCGACGAGGTTAAGCGCCGCGAAGACCCTTATATGTGGGCGCTCTCGCCGGCCGGAATTCCGTTCAGGGTTCCGAACAACGACGTTATCTGCGAATTCATCGATCTCTGTCTCGTCGAACCTCCTGATCCGGCACTGCTGAGTCAGGCCGACATGAATGCGGCCCGGAGGGTGAAAAAGGCAATCATAAATTTTTTCCCTCTCGACGTCGAGGAGAGCGAGGACTCCGCGAGCTAGCGGACGAACTCGCGTTTGCCGGCGTCGGGCAAAACAGCTTCAAAGAAATAGGCGCGCTGACGATTTCTGATCTGATTTACTGGCATGGTCGCGCGGTGGCGTGGTCGAAGCGTCCAAGGCCGCGCGGGAGATAGTCGTTTGAACCGGATTATTGAATCCAAGCTCGTTATTTCTGGCGATGATAAGACGGGTGCGATGTTTGACAGCATCGCAAAACGCGTCGACGCGATCGGCAAGTCAGGAAAAATGGCCGCCGGTGTCGACCGTATGTCGAAGTCGCTGGAGAAAGTGCAGTCGCAGATGGCGGCGATCGACCGCTATGCCAACACGCGCGGCGTGTTTGAGGCGTCGCGCAAGAGATTGCAGGACGCTGCGGCTGCGGTTGACCGGCACCACAAGACGATGATGACGATCGCTGCGCCAAACCGAGCCGCTGGCGAGGCTGAGCAGCGTCGGCTGGGCCGTGCGGTCGATCAGGCGTCGAAGTCTTATGAAACGCAAAGAGCCGCTGTGTTTGCGGACCGCCGAGCGCTTGAACAGCTCGGCGTGCCTATCAAGGATGCCACTTTGCATCAAGAACGGCTTCGCGCTGCCGTTCTTGCCACCAACGCGGCGATGGACAAGCAAAAGACGCGGCAAGAGCGCCGCGCGGCTGTAGCCGATCGCATGGCGCGGACCGGTGCGATCGCCGGGGCGGGAATGATCGCCGCGCACAAGGTCAAGATGCTCTCCACCAGCGCGGTCGTTGCGGCGGCCGAGTTCGATATCGCATCGCGCAAGCAGCGCGAGTTCACCGACATTTCGGCCGAGGATCAGGCTAACATTTTGACGCCGCAGGCGAAGAAGATCGGACAGGACACTCAGTTCACCAATCTCGACGTGGTAAAAGCGCAGACCAAGGCGATGCAGGGACTGCCGTCCAACCTGACCGGGAGGCTCAAGGCCGAAGTTGCCGAAGGCATTCTGGAAAACGTCAAGAATTATGCGCTTGTGATGGAGGGTGACCTCGCGACCTCGGCGGAGGCGATCCGCTCCTATCTGCAGACAACCAACAAGGACATCTCGACAAAGGAAAAGGCGCTCAAGGAGGCCAACAAGGCCACCAACCAGCTGGTGAAGATGGCCAAGCTCGGCGGCATGAGCGACGAAGACGTGCAGGGGTTCATCAAATTCGCGGTCGCCAGCGGTACGGCCGCGGGATTGACGCCGGAAAGCCTTTTGTCGCTGGCTGCCTTAGCGCGCCGCGGCGGATTGCGCGGCGATGAGGCCGGCGTGTTCGTGCGCGCCGCGGCCTCCAAGCTGGTGGCGCCGACCAAGGGTGGTCGCGCCGCGCTCAATGCGGCAGGCATCAACTACAGCGACTATGTCACGATGCCCGGCAATCTCGACGTTGGCCGGCTGGAAAATCAGTTCAAGCAGGATCTCGGTATCGGCTTTACGCCGGCCGTCCGCGAGGCGTTGCAGAAGGCCTTGTCCGATTCCAGCGTCATCGGCGATCGCGGCGCCTTTACGCAAGCCGTCACCGAAGCGGTCGATCCGCTGTTTGGCAAGAAAAAAGACGGCTCGATGCGCGCATCGGACCGGCAGAAGATAGCGCGGAGCGCGGGCACATTCCACAAGGTATCCGCGGCATCGGTCGATGTCGAAGCGCTGCTCGACAAGATCATGTCGTCGGACATGACGCTGGCGCAGCTCAACGAATTCTTCACCGCCAAACACGGCGGCAAGGGCGCCATCACGCAACGGCAGCGCGACGAATATGTCGCCGCGCGCAACGATCTGAAAAAAGTCGGGGACGATCCGGACTTCGCCAAGCGCAAGGCCGACGAGATCATGGCAGGCCTTGGCGGCTCGTTCGAGCGGCTCAAAGGCTCGGTCGAAAACCTCACGCTCTCGATCGGGCAGGCTTGGGAAGGCACCTTGAAGCCGGCGTTCGAAGGTCTTGGCAACGCGATGGACTGGATATCGAACCTTCCAAAGCCCGTGGTGGCGGGAGGCGCGCTTGCGGTTGGCGGTGGAATGATCGGCGGCGCAACCTGGTTGACCAGTAAGTTGATGGGCGGATTTGGGCTCTCAGCGTCCGCGGTCGCGCTGGATTCATCGGCTGCCGCACTGACGGCAGCGGCGGCGCGGATCGGCGGCGGCTCGGTTATTGACGGCGCTGGCAAGGCCGCAGCATCGGCTGCAGCAGGCGGTGCAGTCGCGACGGGCAGTGCGCTGGCCGGTATCATCGCCGGAGGTGCGGCAGCGACATGGTTTTCGTGGGACAAGTTCAAGAACAATCCCGAGCTTGCCAAGGCGCTCACGGACAATCCGATGCTGGGTGCAATGGCGCCCGACGCGGCATTTGCCGCGAGCATTTTGCATCCGAGTTCGAGCGGTGGCGCTTCAGGGGTCTGGGGCGACGGCAAGATATCCGGTGAAGCGACTGTGAACAGCAAGGTGGAAGTCGTTGTGACGTTCGATAACGACAAGCTGCGCTCCGAAGTAAAAGACATCGTCAAGGAGTCGACGTCCAGCATGTCGCTGATGATCAACGGTCCCGGCAGCGTCGGAAAGTCTTCTCCGGATGCGCAGCCTGGCGCGAATGGGGTTTGGTAGTATGCTCGCGCGCAACTGGCTCAAGACACTTTGGCCGGCGTCCTATAAGGGCGTGCCGTTTCAGGTTGAATCCGATGCCGAAAAGGGCGGTCGCCGCAAGGCCGTGCATCAGTTCCCCGGCCGTGACGATCCGTTTATTGAGGATCTTGGTGAGGACAAGCGCGAATTCAGTGTCACGGCCTATGTCGCCTCCGATGCCGCCGATGTGGACGCTGGCGCGATCATCGAGATATGTGCTCAGCCGGATGCAGGGACCCTGGTGTTGCCGTCGCACGGACCGATCGAGGTGCAATGCCTCACGTTCAAGCGTAACCGGAAGGGGGACAAGCACGGCTACATCGCGATCGAGCTGGAATTCGTGCGCGACGGATCGCGCCAGGCGCAGCCGTCGGTATTGTCGCTGGCCAATCTTGTGTTTGTCGCCGCGGATGTCGTGCAGTCGGCCATAGCAGATTTTTGCATCGATAGCGTGGTCGCGATGGGGCAACCGGACTATGTCATTCTCGCCGGCGTCGAGGCTGTGCGGGACGTTGCAGCACTGTTTGAATCAATCCGCACGACTGCGCCGGTTGATACCGCCGTAAGTGCTGTGCAGCGTCCGGCCATCCAGGCGCTGCACGATGACGCGCCTGATCTGATCCATCGCCTGACCGGTGTCGACCCCACATTGGGGCTGCGGGTCGCCAGCATTGCCCGCGCGCTCGGTGATGGAATTGCAGCGCCGGCCGCACGGGCGGCCTTGCTGCCGCTGCTGGATACGCTGCCTGATGGGCCGGTCGATCAAGCCGGTACTACTTCGGCGCAACAGGCCGTTGCTAACGGCAATGCCGTGCGCCGCGCCGCTCGCATGGCGGCTTTGACCGTCGCGGCTGAATCGGTGGCTCGCGATAATACGATTTCGGATCGGCCGGCGGGGATAACGCTGCGCGCCGATTTGACCGAACTGTTCGATGCGGAGATTTCCGGTCTCGACATGACTCATGGTGAGGTGATCGACGCCGTGCAGGAATTGCGTGGTACCGCCGTCGCTTATCTCAGCCAGAAGATCACAACTCTGGCGCCGGTCATTTCTGCAAGTTCGAATCTCGCGATGCCTTCGCTGGCATGGGCATGGCGGCTCTACACGGACCCGTCGCGCGCCGATGAAATTGTAGCGCGCAACAATGTCGCGCATCCGAGCTTCATGCCCCTCGAGATCGAGGCGCTGGCCATCTGATGGGAGCCGAGCAAATCAGGGTAGAGGTCGGCGGCGACGTTTTCACGGCCTGGGAGCAGGTGAAGGTGCGTTCGGCGTTTGATGAAGCGTGCCGCAGTTATAGCCTGAAGGCTGCCAACGAACTCGGTGCCGCTGCGACGCATGCAAGGTTCGCGCTGGGTGTGGAACTGAAGATATTCGCCAATGACGATCTTCTGCTCGATGGTTATGTGGATCGACGGCGCCCGAAGCTTGGAGAGGACGAGACGGAAATCGTCATCATCGGGAGATCGAAGTCTTGCGATCTTGTTGACTGCAGCGCGGTTCACGATAGCGGCGACTTCGAAAACATGACGGCGGTTGATATCGGGAATGCCATCGCTGCGGGCATCGCTGCAAGGTTCGAGACCGATCAAACGCTGGAGAAAGTAGAGGCCTATTCGCTGGCGCAGGGAAAGACGATCTTCACGGTAGTGGAGGAGTTATGCCGCGACCAAAACAAGACGCTGACCGGGACGGCCGCGGGCAATGTCCTGGTCACCAAGGCCGGCACGCGCCGGCACGCCGGCGGGCTTTATGAGGGCGTCAACATCATTGAAGCGGAGGGGGACCATAACGCGTGCAACCGGCATTCGAAATACATCGTGCGCGGCCAGAGCGTGACCGGTCACGGCGCGGAAGCGCTGGAGATTGAGGCGGTTGCCAACGACGGCAAGGTGCGGCGGTTTCGGCCTCTCATCATCGTGCAAAAGGAAACCAGCAGCAAGGCGCGAGCGAAAGGCCGTGCTGCTACGCGCCGAGATCGCGCCGCCGGCTATGCGCTGGGTTGTGACGTCACGATACAGGGGTGTCGGGACGAAGCCGGAACTGTGTTTGAGCCTGGCCGCCTGATCTGGACCGAGAGCGAAACCTTAGGGATCGCCCAGGATATGCTGATCGAAAGCGCGGACTTCTCGCAAGACTCAAAGGGCGGATCGCTGACCTCGCTCGGATTGGTCGATCCGCGCGCCTATGACGGCGACAAGGGCAAGGGCAACAAGTCGAGTGACGACAACGATCTCGACGACAGCGAACCGGAATAAAATGGACCAGCACGAAGTGCGGCTGATGCTGCGCCGCGCGCGGCTGCTCAGCCTCGATGATTCCGGTTCGCAGCAGTTGCTCGACCTGTCAGCGCTGAAGTCGGATCGCCCGCGCAAGGTGCCGCGGGTGATGGAATTCGGTTTTGCTTCATCGCCGCCGGTCGGCGCGGACTTTCTGATGCTCGCGGCAGGCGGCGGATTGAGCCGCGCGATGGCGATCGGCGGGGAGCACAAGGACTATCGCCAAGCCAACCTGCCGACCGGCACGGCCGTGCTCTATGACGACAAGGGCAATGTGATCTTCGCCAAGGGAAGCAACGGCATCGTCATAAAGGCGAACGAGGGCGGGATTACCGTTTCGCCAGCAGCGGGACAGAACCTCTATCTTGGCGGAGATGGAACGGATGGTGCCTATCAGCCGGTTCGCACCGCTACCGGCGTTTCCGTGAACGTGTTTGCAAAGATCGCGTGATGGCGGCGCCTCGCATTCGGATCAATGAGGGCAATGATCCGCAGCCGCAGCTGTTGTGGGACAGCATCTGGGACGCCGCGCGCGGTTTTGCCGATTGGGCGCTGGCGCCGGCATCAGAACTTCTCAACCGCGGCGGCCTTGCGGCAACAAGGGCGCTGGAAACCGCGATCGTGATCCAGTTGTTTACCGACAAGCGCGTGCCCATCGATCATCCGCTACGGAAGTATGTCGACGGCGACGACTTGCGGGGTTGGTGGGGGGACGGCGTCGATGTCCGGACCGATCTTGGAGAATCCGAGATGGGCTCGCTGCTCTGGGTACTGGCGCGCGCTCCGTTGACCGAAGACATTCGGCGCTGGGCCGAAACGCTGGCAAAGGACGCGTTGCAGACGCTGATCCGTCAGGGAGTTGCCGCCCGCATCGACGTGACGGCGATTGCCGAGCCTGCGATCGGACGGCTCGATCTTCTGATCAAGGTCTATCGCAGTAACGGATCGCTGGCGGTTGATCGAAGGTTCGATGACATCTGGAATCAACTACAATGAGCTTTGCGCTTCCGAACCTGGCCGCGCTGGCGGAGATAGCGCGCAAATCGCTGCGCAGCTATCTGAAGGGCAGCGACGCATGGATATGGCCGAACAACATGGCCGTCGCCGCGAAGGTGATGGCCGGCGTCGGTTCGGAAATCATGGGGTTTGCCAGCTATATCTCGCGGCAGAAATTCGCGCTGACGGCGGATGGCGAAAACCTCGTGCTGCACGGCGCGGAAGTTGGCCTCACCAAACGACCGGCAGCGCCGGCGTCCGGCAGGGTGACGTTGACGGCGCCTGCGGCCGTTAGCGTCGATAACGGCGCGGTTTTCACCCGTGGCGACGGGTTTCGCTATCTCGCATCGGCCGCAACATCACTGGGCGGTGCCGGAACGCTCGACGTCGATGTCATTGCCGCAGTGGATGGCAAGGCCGGCAACGCCATCGCGGCAACGCCGCTGGCGATTACTTCAGGTGTCACAGGTGTGGCGACGGCAGTGGTAGGCACCGACGGTATTGTCGCTGGGGATGATGTCGAAGACGACGGTGAGCCATTCACCTCAGACCTGTCGACGTTCCGCGGCAGGATACTGTTTCGCAAGCGAAACCCGCCGCACGGCGGCGCGCCGGCCGATTACGTGCTGTGGGCGTCGTCGGTATCGGGCGTCACTCGCGTCTATGTCGAGCGGCGCTGGATCGGCGCCGGCACGGTGCGCGTGTTTGTGATGATGGACGATCGCTACGCCGACGGCGTCCCGTCCGTCGCGGATATCGCGCGGGTGCAGGACTATATCGACATGGTGGCGCCGGCCGGTGCGTCGGTCACGGTTGCGGCGCCGATCGCGGTGCCGGTGCCGGTCATCATCAATGCTCTTTCGCCGAATACCACAGCGGTGCAGCAGGCGATCATCGCCGAGCTTGGAGCGGCGTTCCGGCGGCTGTCCGCTGTCGCTGGCAACGATACCGAGCATGACGGCATGCCTTATCTGGCGACCGGGCAATCGTTCTCACGGGAATGGATAGGACAGGCGATCTCGAATGCGGCGGGCCAAAAACGTCATGTGCTGCTTGCGCCGGCAGGCGACATAGCGCTGTCGACCGGGGAAGTTGCAACATTGGGGCCGGTGAGCTTTACATGAGAGCTGCGTTCCGCTGTCCGAGCAAGCTGCAGATTTTTCGCCAGCTCTTGATGCTGCTGCCGCGCGGCAACGCCTGGCAGAGCAACGAGCCGGCCGGGCAGGCCTACACTGTGACGATGGCGCAGCCGAGGTTCGCACAGCCTGGCCTGTTCCAGACGCTCGATCGACCATTGAGCGGGATGCATGCGTTCTGGTCGGCAGTGGCGGATTATTTCTACCAGCTGACACAACTGCTGTGCGCGCTGCGGCTTGAGTTTTGGTGCGTGACGCAGAGCCAAACCCGCGATCTATGGCTTGAAGAATACGGACTGCCCGATGCCTGCGATCCGTTTCCCGATCTCTGCGCCAAGGTATCGGCACTCGGTGGCACCGACTGTGTCTACTATCTGGAGGTCGCGGCGCGCGCCGGCTGGTCGATCGCGTGTGAGCAGTTGTTTAGCGCGATCTGTTTCCAGATCGGCACATTTCAGTTGGGAAATGTTGGGCTTGGCGGAGAGGGCGGCGCCGCCACCATCCGCGTCATCGTTGATCTTGAGAATAGCCCGGCGTTTCAGGGTCAGATCGAAACCAGACCGCAGCTGGGTGCGTTCCAGCTCGGCAACACCCTTAACTGCGATCCTGATTTTTCACCGCTGGTCTGCCTGCTTGATCGCATCGTGCATGCCCACGTCGCCGTCGTCTACCGAACCGCCTAAAGGAACATCATGGACCTGCTTGGATTTGGCAGCAACGCCCCGAACGTCGTTGTCACGCGACCCGCTGACAGCCGCGTGTTCAGCGGTGCCGATACCTACGGCAAAGACTGTTCATCGCCCGGCGCCGGTGACGGCACGGGTATCAACGCAGGATTTATGAACGGCTTGCTTGGCCAGTTACGTGCGCTGATCCGCGGCAACGGGCAGACTGCCGCGCTGGCGAACATCGTCACCGAAGATAATTCCGACGACACGATGGCGTTGCGGGCGATCCAGCAACTGATTCAACGCGGTCAGCCATCGTTCGGCTTTGACATCGGCGCTCCGAACCATCTGGTGGTCAATCTGTCTCCGCCTGTGCTGGAATACAAGGTCGGTATGCGCATCAGCGTGGGCGTTGCGCATGACAACACAGGTGCTGCTACCATCAACTTCAACGGGCTCGGCAATAACACCATTATCCGCAAGGATAACACGGGACTTCAGCGGCGCGATCTAATTGGGGCTGGAATTTCAACGTTCGAGTTTGACGGCAGCAATTTTCAACTCGTCGACATGCCGGCGGCGTTCAGTAATGCGGCCGAGATCGTGACCTCCAGTTCGACACTCAACCTGACTTTGCAGCAACGCGCGATTGCGCTGTTCCGCACCGCTGGCGTCGCGGCGATGACGATCAATCTCCCGGCAGGCGCCAGCAACGGCCAGATCGTGATCATCGAAGACGTCGCCGGCAATCTGCAAGCCGCCAACGCGACGGTCGTGGCGCCGGCCGGCGAAACCATTGCGAGCGCCGCCAACTTTGTGATGGACCGCGATTTTCAAAGCACAACGTTTCGCTTTTACACCGATGGCGTCACCCGCATCTGGAGCCGTTCGACATGATGAATTTTCGGAAAGTCTCCGCACGCTTTGCCTTGCTGTGCGGGCTGCTGTTCGCGCTCGTCAATAGCGCGCTTGCATTCGAGGCGCAGAGCACCTGGGGCGGCGCCGGGGGTGGATCGGCCAACGCACAGACGATCGCGATCCGCAATGTGCAGAGCCTCAGCAATGTGCTGGGCGTGCCGCTGCGCTACGTTCCGGCCACGGACAACACGGGGCCCGCGACGATAGCGATCGGCGGGCTCTCACCGATAGCGGTGCGGCGACCAACCAGTATCGGGTTGCAGCCGCTCTCCGGGGGCGAGCTGCAGGCCGGCGTCACTATGACGGTGATGTACAACGGTTCGACCATAGAAATCGTCGGTCCGATCGACATGACGCCGATCGGACGCACCGTCGAGTTTCGCGGCAGCGCGACGCCGCGCGGTGTCATGATCGAAGACGGTAGCTGCGTCTCGCGTACACTCTATGCGGCGCTGTTTTCCGTCGTCAGCACCAGCTACGGCATTTGTGATGGTGCGACAACGTTCGGATTGCCGATCTCGAATGGACGCGCCTTTGTCGCGCTCGACAATCAGGGCGCGGCCACGGCGAACGTCATTACATCGGCAGGCAGTGGCTGCGATGCGACCGTTATCGGGCTGTGCGGCTCGCAGAGCCGGAGTATCTCCACGACTTATCTGCCTGCAAGCGGTCTCAGCGTCGCTGGACTGAGTGTTCCGGGCCTGAGTATTCCGTCGCTGAGCGTTTCTGGACTGAGTGTACCTGGACTGAGTGTACCTGGACTGAGTGTTCCGGGACTGAGCGTTCCGTCGCTGTCGGTCTCAAGCAGTTTCAACCAGAATGCGCTGTCCGTACCGGTACAGGGGTTTGCGCAGACCGGATCCTCAGTCGCCACAAAAATCTCTCAGGGCTCCAACAATGGAGGCGCGTTCTCGCTGGCGCTGGACGGCGGGACAATAAGCGTGACTGGCACGACGGGCACCGGCACGACCGGCACCGGCACCACGGGCACCGGCACCACGGGAGGCGGCACCACGGGCACCGGCACGACGGGCACCGGCACCACGGGAGGCGGCACGACGGGAGGCGGCACCACGGGCAATATGGGCACCGGCACGGCATTTCCGGTGCTCAATCCGATCTCGATCGGCCGCCGCGGCATCAAGTTCTGAACGGATTTATTCAACCATGGCAGGTGAGGTTATCGTCCGCCACAGGCGGCAGGTCGATCTTGAGGACAGCGAAGAGGCCGCTGCAGCCGGCGAGCTGCTGCCGTCGAATTGGAACGGCGACGATGCCCACGAGGTTGTCGGCGCCGCGCCAATCGATAGCCCCGATTTTCTCAATGAGCCGACGGCGCCTACGCCGCCGCTTGGCGATACCTCGCGACGGCTGGCGACGATGGAAGCATTGGACGCGGCGTTGCAGGCGCTGACGGCAGATATTCCGACGCAGGTCACCTTTGCGCAGTCGCCTTATTCCGTGCTGCTGACAGACGGTGTGCTGTTCGTCGATTCCTCAGGCGGGCCGGTCGTTATCAACCTGCAGCCCGCTGCCGCGCGGCTTGGCCGTGCGCTCGAGGTCAAGGATATCACCGGCAACGCCGCCACCGCCGGCCACAACATTTCCATCATCCCCAACGGAGTTGAAACCATCGAAGGTCTCAACCCGCTGCTCATCGCCGCCAGTTACGGCGGCTTCAAGCTTTATCCTGCCACTGCAAAATATGTGATCGCACCATGATCAAAATCAAATCACTACTCACGGGAGCCGTTCTGGCCTCCTCCCTGTTAATGCCCGCCGCTCTGGCGCAAGGCGTGGGCCAGCTTGCACCCGGCCAAGTGTGGGGCAATTTCGGGACGGCTCAAGGTCCGGCCGTGCCGTCTCTCGCGCGCGAAAGAATATCGGCCGCCCGTACCTACTATGTGCGCGTGGCCGGCAGCGATACAAACTGCACCGGTCTTACCAATGTTAACGATCCGGGAACGGGCGCAATACCTCGCGCGTGCGCATTTGCGACGCCTCAAAAACCGGTCAGCTATCTGCTCAAGGCCATCGACCTCAATGGATTCACGGTCACCATCGACCTGACGGGCAGCTTTACTTCAGGGATACTGGCAGCGGGTACGTTTGTCGGTGCGGGGAACTCAACCATAGGAGGTCCAGGATCCGTCATCGTCACATCCACTGCTGGAGCATCGATCACAACGACCGATGCCGATGCAATTTCAGCAACGCAAGGCGCAAGTCTGACAGTCGGAGGCGGCAATCTGACGCTTTCGACGACTGGCACCAAGGGTAACTGTCTCTCAGCCTATAATGGAGGGACAATCATTCAAGGTGGGGTCACCTATGGCGCCGCTGCGGGTGGGCATATTCAGGCCGGGTGGGTAGCCACTCCATCCGGCTTACTTACGGGCCCTGGCACGGTCTATATCGCGAACAGCTATACAATAACCGGAGGGGGCATCTTCCACTGGCATGTTCCGATCGCGGGATCGGTAATCAATGTGACGCCGGGCATCACGGTTACCCTTATAGGAACGCCGGTATTCTCTGCATTCTTCGCCGGAGTCACGAAGGGGTTGATCGCTACGTCGGCGGCGCCAGGCGTGACGTTTGTCGGGTCAGCGACCGGATCAAAATACTTGATTCATAACGGCGGCGTCATCACCGGTTTTCCGGTATTGCCCGGAAGCCTTCCCGGCACGATCGCCGGCCTTGGAACCATCGCCACTCAAGCATCAGAAGCTGACACCTACACGGGGATCGGTTTCTTGGCGGGATTATTGAACGCCGCGCCGGCCGCACCCGCGGTGGGCCAGACCTGGGCTTGGTTCGATTCGACCAGCCTGCGCTTTCACGACAAGGATTCGAATGGCGTAGTAGGCACCACGGTTGTTGCAGACGCGGGGGCGAGCAACCAGTTCTTGACCGCGATCAGCACGGCCGGGGTAATCAGCAAGGCGCAGCCATCGTTCAGCAATATTTCGGGTACTCTTCTCGCATCGCAATTGCCGGCTCTGGCGGGAGACATAACAACGGCCGGAGGAGCGCTCGCGACCACGCTTGCGACCGTGAACTCAAATGTCGGAACGTGCGGCGACGCCACGCATGTGGCGCAGATCACGCTGAACGGGAAGGGCTTAGCCACGGCTTGCGCGCCCGTTGCCATTACTGGCGCCGCGCCGACCGGTGCGGCAGGTGGCGATCTTGGCGGCACATACCCAAACCCGACAATCAACAACGCGGCAGTGATCACAAAGGTTCTCACGGGCTACACGAGCGGCCCGGGAACCGTTTCGGCCGCAGATTCGATTCTGAGCGCGTTACAGAAAATCAACGGCAACGATGCGCTGAAATTGCCCTTGGCTGGGGGCACGATGACGGGCGCGATTCTGTTTTCGACTGACAACACGATCGATATTGGCGCATCTGGCGCGACGCGGCCACGCACGGGTTATTTCGGGACGTCCCTCCTTTCGCCCTTGCATACAGGCGGCTCTGGCGCGGCATCTACGCTGACGCTGCAGAGCACATCCGGCGCCGGCACGACAGATGCGATTATCGGCCTGACCGGAAGTCAGGTGGAACGCTTTCGCATTACAACTGGCGGGCTGTTCAATATCGGCCCCAACGTCGCGCCGGACGCCCTGCTGACTGTCAACGCCAACGCCGGAGCGACCGTTGCACCGGTCGGCCCCACCGCCCTGCTGCACCTGGTCAGCGCCGATGCCACCGACGGGTGGGTGACGATGGACGCGTTTGGCGGCGCGCCTCGCGTCGCGATGCGAAGGGCGGACGGCACGCTTGCCAGCAAGACGGCCGTCTTGTCCGGGGAGGTACTCGGCTCGATCGTGCCCTACGGCTGGGACGGCTCCGCCTACAGCTTCGGGGCGAACTTCCAGTTCGTGACGGCCGAAAACTACGGAGCGAACCGCGGGACGCTCTGGCGCGTGTTCACCACGCCGATCGGCTCGTCGACGATCGCCGAGGCCATGCGCGCCAATCCGAGCGGCGGTCTGTCGGTCGGCTCCACGACGGATGGCGGTATCGGCGTCATTCTCGCCAATCGCTACTTGCAGTCCGGCGCCGTCGCGGTGGGGAGCCTGCCGACGTGCAATGCCGCCGCGAAGGCCGCCAGGTACTTCGTGACCGATTCAAATGCCGCGTCTTACACGGCTGGCATCGGAGCCGTCGTCGCCGCAGGCGGATCAACCAATGTTCCGGTTGTCTGCGACGGCACTAACTGGCGCGTCGGCGCCAACGACAATATTCCCGATCAAAGGAGAAAGTACGCATGATCCGCCATACCGCCATCGCAGTCGCCCTCGTCTTGCTTGCGCCCTGCGCATCGGCTCAGCAGGCGGAGCAGCCCGACCCGGCGTTGTTGCAGCGCCTTATCCCGGTGTTGCAGGCGCAGCGCAATCAGGCGCTTGACATGGCCGCCGCCCACCAGGCGCGCGCCGATGGGGTTGCCTTCGATCTTTCGCGGGCTCTTGCTCGCGTGAAGGAGTTGGAGGCGAAGGTGCCCGCCAGTGAAGAGAAGAAAGACTGATCTATCGCTTTTTTTTACGCGAACAGCCGCCGCCCCTTCGGGGCGGCGTTTTTGCTGTGAAGGGTAAGGGCCTCCTTTTTCTGTTCTGCCTTCCACCATGGAACCCCACAATCATGACCGATCTAGTCGCGCTCAAAGCAGCGAATGCGAAGCGCTGGGCAGATGCCAAACTAACGCGCGGGCCTGATTTTGCGAAACCTGCCGCAAAGGCGTTCGCGAACAAGGCCCGCTATTCCAGTATCACCAAGCGCGCCGGGATGCCGGAAGTAGGCTGGCTGTTCATCGCCTGCGCGCACTACCGTGAGTCCAATCAGGATTTTTCAACCAACCTTGGGCAGGGCGATCCGCTCAGCCACGCCACCACGCACGTCCCGGCCGGCCGCGGGCCGTTCCTTGGGCCAACCGCCTTTGAAGACGGCGCGGTCGATGCGCTTGTGAACTGTGCACCCTACGCCGCGCGCCTGACGGATTGGTCGATCGCCGGATTGTTGACCAATGAGGAGCGTTACAACGGCCTGAAATACGCCAACGGAAATAGACCGTCGCCTTACGTTTGGTCCGGCACCACGATCTACGATCCGCCGACAGGGCCTGGTGGCAAGGTCTTGGTCGATCATGGCCCGATCGAAAACGTCACCGACAAGCAGCTGGGTGTTGCGGGCCTCATTCTCGCAATCATGGCACTCGACCCGACGATCAAATTCGATGCGTCGCCGTCGATCGTGCCAGACATCAATGCGGTGCCTCTGACGCCATCGGCTGACGTCCTTGATGCCGTCTGGCTGCAGACGTCGCTCAACAAGCTCGGCACAACGCCGGTCTTGGATGTGGACGGTGTCAACGGGGCGGGCACGCGCACGGCCGTCCGCGCGTTCCAGACAAGCAAAGGTCTGACCGTCGACGGCCTCGCAGGGCCTGCGACGATCGCGGCGATCAAGGCCGCGCTGGCGGAAGTACCAGTCATCCCGAAGCTGCCTGAAATCAAACTGCCGCCGCCCGGCCAGGTGCGAGTCGATCTCGCGCCGACATTCTGGGGTCGGGTTGCCAATCTTTTCAAACCGAAGGGGACTTAAGATGAGAATGAGCGATTGGGGCCGCGTGCTGGTGTCGATTCTCGTCGTCATCGGTTTCATCGCGGTCACCGTGATCTATATGACGCGCAAACTCGACGGCAATCCCATTCCGGAAATCCTGTCGATCCTGCTCGGTTCGCTCGCGACGAATTTCACGACCGTCGTGGCCTATTGGATGGGATCTTCGTCAGGCTCCACCTCGAAGGACGCCACCATTGAGAACATGGCGAGCAAAGTGCCGTCCGCCCCTGTCATCCTAGTCGGCTTCCTGCTCGTGGGCGCCGTCTCCAAAGCTTATTTGGTGCTCGCATGATCGCCGCTATCGCCGCACTCCCCGCAATCCTCGGTGCTCTGGCCGGCATGGTGCCGGCCATCATTGGCTATTTCACTTTGAAAGCGAACAATGTCCAGCAACTCGCTCTTAAACAGCTCGACATCCAGGCTGCTAAGGACGGCATGGCGTTACAGGTTGATCTCGCTGGTGCTCAGGCTGACATTCGACAGGCAGACCATATTTATGATTTTGGTGGCGGGGCTAGCGGTATCAAGTGGATTGACGCGCTGGCCGTATTTATTCGGCCCTTCCTTACCTTGGCCTTTTTCTGCCTTTGGTTCGTGATGGAAGTTTTTCTGTTCATCTACGCGGTGAACACCGGCTATGACCTCGGACAGCTGGTCAAGCTGCTTTGGCCAACCGAAACGCAGGCCATGTTCGGCGCCATCATCGGCTTCTGGTTTGGCGACCGGATGATGCTGCGCGGCCAGCAGCAGATGGCGGCGACGCTGGCGGTGCAGCCGCAGCCGATGAAGGTGACGGCGGCAAAATGAACCGCGTCTCCTACTATCTTGACGGCAGGCTCTTCGAATGGGTCATGTCCATTTCGATGGTGCTGCTGGCGATCGAGATTTTTGTTTGGCCGTTCACGCTGCAGGCCAGCGCGTTTCAATGGATGG